CTGCTATTTTTTTATCAGCTTCCATTTTTATATCAGCTTCTATTTTTATATTTTCATTTGTTTGTAAAAATGGTGGTTTTTCAACATATCCATCTTCTAAAAAAGCACCTCCTTTTAATTCTTTAAAATAATAAGAATTTAATTCTTTATTAAATATTTTTAAATTATTATCTTTATTAATTTTAATATATCTTTTTTGTTCATCTAATACAGGATTTATTTTTTTAATATTCATATTAGTATAATATGAATTACTTGAGAATTTTTCTTCAGAATTTTCTTTTTTAATATTTTTATATTCATCAAAATAAGGATCATTTAATAAATCACTAGGTTTATAAAGTTCAATATTTGTATCTAAATAAAATGAACCTTTTTTTAATCCTCTATATTCATTAGGTATTACTTTATTTAAAAACTTTTTGGTTTCCAAGTCACACTCAAAATTAGTTTCTTTTTTTAATAATATTTTGTAATTACCTTCAATTAATGAATTTAAAAAAGTATGTAAATCAAAATAATCATTTACTTCATTAATATAAGGAATATCAGTATCTCTTTGATTTTTTATACCATAATATTTAGATATAACTGATTTTTCAAAATTAGTAATTTTAATATCAAAACCAATATTAGGTATATACCACTTATTTTTTTCATATTCATAAATATTTTCTGATAAATTTTCTTTTTTTAAATAAATTAATATATTTTCTGGTGTTAAATTATTATGTCTAAATCCGGGAAATTCTTTTTGAATTACTGCTAAAGTATGAATAATTTGAAATAAAAGAGCTTTAAATGAACACATATGTTCTAATAAATATTCTTCTAATATTGTTGTTTTAAAAAAATGTTCTCTAATTCTTATTGAAAATATATCGCTAATTTCATTAAAATCTATTTTTTCTTTTAATAAATCATATATTCCAACTTTTTTAATTAAATTTTCTATTTTACTAAATGGAACATCTAAATTTACTATTGGAAGTAAAATATGTTTTGTTTTTTTTGTTAATACTAATTGACTTAATAAATATGAAAATAATGCATCATTATTAGAAAAATTATTTAATTCATTAACATCATTACTATATGTTCCTATTTTAACAGTTATTGGAAATGAATCCGAATATCTAATAAAATATATTAATAAATCTTTTTTATTATAATTTAAATAAGTAAATTTACCCTTTTTTATTAATTCATCAATACATTCAGTAATATCCATTTCATTTATTAACTTTATATCATCTAATTCAATTTTTCCTAAAGTTATTTTATTTATACTAAATCGATTTATACTATTAGTATTGTATAAAAAATTATAAAGTAAATTAATTTTTCCTTCCATTAATTTACTTTATAATTTTTTTATTATATTTCCAATATATCTAAATTATATTGATAATCATTACCTTTTAAATAATTTGAAAATAAATATATTAGTCTTATTAGATAAGCTTCAACACATTCTATATGTCTTGTTCCTTGTGACTTTCTCAATTCAAATATTGATGTAATTTCAATAATATGTGATTTTATATTAATATCGTCAAAACATAAAATTAATTTTCTCATTATTTCACTTATTATTTCATTAGTTTGAATATTAGTTATTGATAATTTATAGAATAATTCTCTACATTTTTTTAATACACTATAAATATTTTTTGAATTATAATTTTTTTTATTAATAATCATTTGTATTATGTTATTAATAATTTTATCTTTTGAATTATTAAAGTTATAACCATTTTTTTTAAATTCTAATAACCAGATTGCATTGTGCATTTTTTGATTACAGTTTTTTAAAATATAATTTATATCATTATATGATAAAAATATTTTTTCTATATTTGAAATATGTAATATTGTATTTATTATTTGAATATTAGTTGGAAGAGGAACACGTATTTCAATACAACGAGAACGTAATGGTTCTATCATTTTAGATAATTGGTCGCAAATAAAAATAAATTTACAAGTATCTGCATAATTTTCCATTGTTCTTCTTAACGATGCTTGGGCTGTATTTGATAAATTATCTATTTTATTAATTATAACTATTTTAAATAATCTTTTATATTTAAGAATATTTAATAGTTCTGTTTTTGCATAATTTTGAATAATTTCTTGAATTAAATATTTATCAAAACCATTTGAATTAGGTTCAATAACTATATGAAATTTAGATTGTTTAATATTTACTTTTGTTTTTGAATTACCATATCCATTAATTGTATATTCAATATCATTTAATTGAATATTATTTTTACCATAAATTTTTTCTAATAAATTATTAACTAAAAAATCTTTATTAGAACCTGGTTTTCCATATACAACTAAATGTTGAAAATTAGCATATTTCCATATACCAGATTCTAAATTAGATATTATTTGTTTAAATTTATTTTCTTGTTCTTTTATATCATTAGTATGTGAATAAATATATGAATAAGTATCAAAACTATCTAATATTTTTTCTATAATTGAATGATGCCAAAAATGTTGATTAGAATCATTAAAGTATTTATCTACTAAAAACATTAATAGATAAGTATAAGTTTTCTTTAAATAATTCTTAAAAATTATATTTCTCTATAAAGTTATATATGAATATTAATAATTTACGTAAATATAGAATAATAATAAAACCACCTTTTTTTAATTCTATAGGAAATGGTATATCACTATTTGATTTAATTTTAACTTTTTTTATACCATATTTAATTGAACCATATATTTTATCTATATTAAAAATATCTAGATTAGCTTATTATCTTTCATTATTACCATTAGGTATTATTATACATATACTATTTAAACAAGATACATTTTTAAATAAAAAACTATTTACCAATACTATAAATATTTATAAAATTGTAATAATTATTAATATATTTATGTTATATAAAGAACTTGTATAAAAATATTGAAATTAAATTATTTTTTAATTTAATTTATAATATATAATGAAATCAAATGAATGTATTAAAGAATTATATACAAAAGTTAATTCTCTATTAGGAGAAATAGATAAAGAAGTTTTGGATGCAACTACAAAACAAAAAAAAGAAAACAATACCTTATTAATTAATGAAAAAATAAAATTATTAAAAGATATATGTGATGGTGAAAACTTAAATTTTGATGAATTAAAACACAAATATTTAAATGAAAAAGAAAAAAAATATATTAAAGAAAAAATAGATATAATTAAAGTATCTACTGAAAGTTTATTAGATACTTTTGAAAATAATGGTCATACTTATTTTTACGAAAATAAAGAAGATGGTATAATTTATGATAAAAAAACTAATAAATCGGTTGGTATAATTAAAAATGGTAAACCTATTTTTGAATAATTATTTCTAAAAGTCTTAATATTGATTTTCTATTCCATAATTTATATTCATTTTCAAAATTTAAAATATTTTGTTTATTATATTTTTTATTTTTAAATATATCAATAAATTTTTTTAAATCACTATAACCTCCTAATAATAATTTTTTATTATTTTTCACAAGATAAATTTGTGGAAAAGTATTAATTTCTTCAGTTTTATATTTTTTTTTATTTAAATCGGTTACTTTTAATTGTTTATATTTTATGTTTAAAGAGTCAAGTAATTCAAGTGCAGCTATAGAATAAGGACAACTTTCTAATGTTATAATATATAAATAATACATTAATTTATTTTAGAGAATAAAATCTAATATCTGAATAATATGACCGGAGGTGGATTAATACAATTATTAACAGTAGGAGTAGAAGATGCTCCTCTTATATTAAATCCAGAAATAACATTTTTTAAAACTGTTTATAGAAAACATACAAATTTTTCAATGGAACAAATAGTAAAAAACATTGGCACAAAAAAATTTGATTGTTTTCATCAATTTAAAATAGAAAAAGTCTCAGACTTATTAGCAGGATTACATTTTATTATTGATATACCATATTTTGATGTTTTAAAAACAGTTACTTTAGAAATTAATAACAATCCGGATATAATTAATATTAATGAACTTAGTATTATGTATAGTAATATTAAAACATATTTATTTTTTGAATCAATGTCTAATAAATATTATTTAATACCAGAAACTTTTTTTAATTTATCTGAAATTGATAATTTTACTAATAGCATTGAATCATTAGAATTAAAAAATAATTTATTAAAAGATTTATATAATGTAAATAGGGATATTATTCATAATATTTTATTAAATAAAACTCATATTGAAATTTTACAATTAAAAAATTCAACATTAAATCAAATATTACCTGTAATTAGATTAAATTTTGACCATTGGACTGAATTTTGGCTTAAAATAATTAATAAAAAAGAAAATTTTAACTATTTTACTCGTTTACTTTCACAATTATCAGTCATAGATGATATAAATAAAAGATTATATTTAATTATTTTTGACAATTTTAATAATTATAATATTTTTTACGACAATAAAGAATATCTTAATTTTTCAGATGAAATAAAAAATTATTATTTTTTAGAAGATATTGTATTAGAAAATCCAATATTTGATTCTGATTATGCGGTAAACTATGCAATTAAAAATAAGTTAGATATTGAAAAATGTAAATTAGAAACTTTTAAATTTAATTCATTATTTTTTTTATTTTTATTACAAACTCTTTATCCAGATTTTACAACAAATATTAAATCTTTTACTTTTTGGAAAAAATATAATTTATTTAAAGATAATAGTATAAATAATGAATTACCAATAACATCAAATAATTATTTTTTAGAATGGTTTAGTAGATTTGATTTTTATAAAGAAACATCTTATGGTGTTGACTATGAAAAATTAAATATAGAAATTTATAATAATTTTTTTAAAAAATATAATGAATGTGAATCAAGTATTAATTTATTATTTAATACAATAGATATAAAAGAAAAAGAAAAATTATGGTGTATTTTATATACAATATCTTTACGTTTTAATAATAAAGATGAAAGTACACCATTTAATAAAATTTGTTTTGATGATTATTTTAATGTAACTCTATATGATGCATACGTTTCTGGTGCGTTAACTATAGAAAATCAAATAAATAAAAATCTTGAAATGTATAGTACTTTTAATAATGAAAATTTAGTAAAAGATAATTTAAGTATTTTTGACACATACAAACATATACAACCAGTTGATTTAGCATTATTATATGTATATTTATGTTATAATTATATTGATTTAATTATTAAAGATGAAATATTTAATGATAGACATTTTTTAGTTTTATGGCGAAATAAAACTAATATTGCGTATTTTTTTAGAACTGCTGATATATTAGATAATTATGATAAGGATAATAATTCTTTAAAAAATGTATTTAATTCATTACATGATTATAACGAAACTAAATCATTAACTTTTTATCATAATATTGATTTAACACGTGAAATTAATTTAGACATAATAAGAGATGAATTAATAAAAACAATTTATAGTGAATCTTTTTTTGGAACTGTTGATATTGAAACTAATAATTTAGATGTTAATGATATTACTATTTCACCTTATGCAGAAAATTCTAGTGATTATGCAATTAAAAATCAAATTATTGAAATATCTGAAGATTTAACTGTGAGTTTTATAATTGAAAATACAAAAATTATTATTAAAAATTGGAATAGAAATATGTTTACACAATTATTTATTAAAAATAATGGTTATTATGTAGAAATAATTAATTTTGAAATAACAGATAATACAATTTACATAAAAAATCAAAATTTAAATTTAAGTAATCTTACAACAATTGATATTAGAACTATAAATAAATTAAAAATACCTATTGTAAATATTAAAGATACAAATAATATTTCATTGTGTAATAAACGAGTTATTAGTAATAGAATAGAATTATATAAAAATGAATATGATAATAATTTTTATAAATCAATTAATAATATTAATAATAAACAAATTTTATGTGATATAAGCTATAACGAAAATTATTTTTATCAACTTGATATTAAATATATAGATAATTCTATTGAAAGAATAAATGTAGATTTTTCTAATAATTATTTTGTTTCAGAATTAGACTTAAAATTTAATAAAATTAAAAATATTTATTTAGATTGTATTGACTTAAAATTATCATTAATATCAAATACCAATCAAATTTTTTTTGAAACACAAGATTATAGTGCTTTTTATATTAATAGTCCAATACCTAATTTATCTAGTTTTGATAATTTGTGGTTAATACCAACACATTTTAATAATAAAAAAATAGCTAAAGAAATTTTCATTTCTGTTAAAATGTCATCTGAATCTGAATCTAACACAATATTTAGAATAGATGGTACTATAAATCCATTATCTTATAGTTATTCATTATTTAAATTAAATTCAGATAATTTATCTATACCTAATTTATTTTCTGTTTTACATCATGATAATAATTATTCTTCAAAAATAAATAATTATAAATATTCTATTAATCAAAGCTTTTATCAATTACCAATGATTTTTAAGATTATAACAGCACCAACAAATACTGCCGACATCTATAATAATATACCACTATATATATTTTATAATATAAATATGTCCGAAAATGCAACTATAAAATTAAATAATAAAAATGTAATTAAAATATGTCCAATTAATTCAAATCAATTTTATAGGGACACTAATAAAAATATACCAGTAATATTTGAATATAAAAATTTAAATAAATATCTATCAAAATCAGAATTAGTTAATTTATTAATTGAAAAATTTGATAAAACATTTATATATAATTCATTATATGGAAATATTATAAATTTATTAGAACAATCAAATAAATTATATAAAAATTTAATAATAGATTCAATTGAATTATTAAAAAAATTAGGAAAATCAATAGAACATGTAATAGATACATCACAAATTATAAATGAAATAAATTTATTAAATTATAGTAATCGAGATTTTGATATATATTCTGTTTTAGCACCTAAATACTATAATATTGAATCAATGTTATTAGGTATGAATACAATTAATATTACAAATCAATGGTTTATTTTTAAACAAATTAAAGATATTTACAAACCATCAAATAAAATTTCAACTAATTTATCAAATTATCTTAAAAATGTTTCTAATACAATATTAAAACATATAGAATATTTAGAAGGTAATAATGAAATAATAAAAATATTTAATAGAAATCAATATCAAGAAAAATATGATTATTTTTATATATTAGCAAATAATATTCAAAATAATTATTTAACAATTGATAATTATACTATTGAAACTTTATATGATATGAGTAATAATTATTCAAGTGAAAATACTGAAATTTATTTTAACAATATATTACTTGATATATCATCAAATAATGTTGTAACAGATAATAATAATAATTTATTTGAAATTATTGATAACGACTCATTCTTAACAGAAAAATTTATTGAAAATAAAGATAATTATTCAAATGAAAAATTTAATTATTTAGGAGTAGTAAATTTTAAAAATGGAAACTTTAATTTTAATAATAATATTACAAATATTCAATATATACTTACCGATGATTTAGAAATTATTGATTTATCAAATGTTAATGTAAGTAATTTAAAAACTTATTATAACAGTTATCAAATAAATATAAATGAAAATTATATAAATGGTAATTTTACTACTACTAAATATATTTATGAATTAGAAATACCATCAGATTCAATAGATATTTCATTAAATAAAGGAATTTTAATTTCTGGTAATTATTATGATTTTTTTAAAAATAAGAATTATATTTTAATTGGTAATCAAGAATTAATTTTATCACCTTATGCAATTATAGGTGATTCATCAGGAAGTATGAGTACATTTATTCCTACATCAACAATTGATATTCTAAATATTAAAATTGTAAATAATTTTAAATCAAATATAGACATATCCGGTAATCATACTAATAAATTAATTAAAATTAATACTACACAATATAAATTAATAGATTGTATTACAAATGGAATTGAAACATATTATTCACTTGAATCAACAATTAATATAAAATTATATGATTTTTCTAAAAACGAATTACCACCTTTCAATATTATTGATAATAAAATTTCTTATAATTATGATAATAAAGATTTTATAATTGATAATTTTAGTAATGATTATTGGTATAAAATAGATACAAGTATAATACAAGGAGTTAACTTAAAAAATTTGAATATTTCTGGAAATTATAATTTGTATTTGTATCCTAATAAATTTTTAAAATTAGTAGAAATATACTCAGTAACTAAAGATTCATCTGGTCTTTTACTATATAATTATGTAGATGGTACAATATCAAATCGTCGTTTAAATTTAACTAACTCACATATTATTCCAAATTATAGTTATATATCTATTAATAATTATGTATATTTTATAAAGGATGTTTCATCTAATTATTTATTAGATGATTATTTAGTTCCAGATATTAATACACCAACAAGAGTTTATTTATTAGATGATTCACATTTTAATAATTGTAAATTACAATATATTTCAATTATTAGTAACTCGTTAACTGAAACAATTTTACCAAGTAGAACATATGTATACAATGATACAATAATAGATGATGGTTTATCTAAAATAGTATCAAACTATTTATATGATTTTAAAGATGATTTAAAATTAGAAACAGAATTAGATTTATATGTTAATTTTTCTTCTACTCAATATAATTTTATTAGACCAATAAATTTTACATCAAATACTAATGTGTTTCGTGTAAATTTAAGTAGAAACTCATTAGAATATGGAAATTTTTTATGTTATCAACAAAGTTATCTAGTAAATAATCAAATATCTGGCACAATTGATATTAATGGTCTACTTAGTATGGATGATAATTTCAAAATTTCAGGGACTACATTTACGTTAACTAGTAAAGAAGGAATACAAAAATATAAATTATATGATAGTAATAATAATTATACATATATATGGACTTTATTACTAGATACACAATTTGATATTGAACTTTCAAAAAACATTCCAGATCCGATTATTATTAATAGCACTTCTACATTAATAGTAGATTTATCAAATTATACTGTAAGCACTAATAATAATAATTTATTAAGTGAATCTAATAAAAAATTATATTTTAATAATTATTTTACAAATATTACTAAAAAACAAATGTACTATTCACCATTTATTATTGGAACACATACATTAGAAAAACTTGAAAATAATTATAATAGTTCTGATATAATTTATTGTAATTTAGATGATCTTGGAATTATTCAAGAAACAGATATAAACGGTAATCAATTATCCATAGATAATTTTGATATTTATAAATATATAATATTACTTGATACTAGTTCAAATTATAAATATTATAATGTTTTATCATCTGATAAATCACTTAATAAAATAATAGTTGATGGTGAAATTGAAAAAAAATTATATAATGTTTATGGATTTAAACGTAATTTAATTTTTACAAAAAACAAAAGTTCTATTTGGAAATCATTAACAAATTATTATTTAGATACTGAAAAAAATTGTTTATTTATTGATGATATTATAATGATAAATAATAATATTTTTAAAGTAATTGGATTAAATTCTCTTAAAAATTTATATGAAATAGAATTAATTAGAAAATATAATGATTTAAAATTATTTAGTAATGGATATTATCTTTTATATAGTAGAAATATAGTTCCTAATATTCCTAAATTTGAACCAATTGTAGATTTTAATAATGATTTTACTAATTCACAAAATTTTCCACCCATTGATACGAACACTAACGGAGTACGTATAAAATTTATGGCACAATATTTAGGTCCTTTAGAAATCATAAATGTGACTGATGTTTCAAATGATACAAGTTTTTCTATTAATCAAGGTAATAATATAATTTTATATTATAAAGATAATAAATTATATAATCCATTTAATTATTTTTTAAATAATGGTGATTATATAGTTTATAATAAGGCTCAATATAAAATTCTTTTTATTTTTAATAATGTAATTAATTTTGCAGAACATGATTTTAGACAATTTGTAACAACTTTTAATAACAATACATATTATCAATTTTATTATCCTTATCAACCTTGTACTATGGAAAATTTAATTTTTGATGGTACAGGTAAAATATTAAATAATAATCTAGCAAACATAAATTATTATTTTGAATTAAAAAAAAAATATTTTACACCATATATATATGAAACAGTTTACTTTTATAAACAATTAGATAATTTTGAATATAATTATAATTTATATAATAAATCATTATATACCAGAGTTTTAAAATTACCTAAAATTCAATATTATTTTGAAAATAAAACAAATAATTATATACAAGGTAAATTAATTACAATAAGTACTAAAAATTATATTCAGATTGAAAAAAATAATTTAGAAGGATATGATTTTTTTTTAAATCAACCAATTTTAATAAATAATATAATTAAAATAATAAAATCTATATCTTACACTGTAACACACACAACATTTGTAGTCACTGATAATTTTTTGAGCGATACATTAAATTTAGAGGGAATGGATATAAATAACCTTAAAATTTATATTGGGAAAAAAAATATACAAAATATATATTCAAATTATTTATTAGATAAAGTTAATTATTTAAAACCAAAAGTAAATTTAGGATTATATCATTATTATCACATCATTAAAGAGAATACAAATAATGAAGAAATTAATTATAAAAAATCCGATATATTAAATAAGAAACTAGATTATACTAATATAGATTTATACTTAAAAGATTATATACATACTTTAGTATTTGACGATAATGTTTTACTTAATACTAGTTATAAATATGATATTTCATCTTTTCCTATAGATGATAATTCATTTAATTATTTAAATTATAATAATAGTTATTATATTTTATTAGAAAAAACAGAAACTAATCAATATGTATCTCATTTATGCCAAATTAAGTTTCAAAATAAATTAAAAATATTTACTCCTGTTGAAAATTATAAATCAACATTTTATTTAAATAAAATTTATCCAATTAAATTAAATATTGATAATACATTTGAATATTTAGATTTAGTAATATATAAACAGACTATTTTAAATAAAAAACCAGCTAATGAAATTCATATATTTAAAAAATTTAATATATCAGTTAATGGAATAATTGAATCACTTAGTAATGGATATTTTAAAGTAGAAGTAAATATTGGTGATTTATCAAATTATATTAATAATTCTGACATTTATACTAATAATAGAATATTATGTAGGATTATACAAGATGAAACAAATTCGTTATATTATTTAGAAACATCTAATTATCCAGGGAATTTTACATATTTATATGTTAAAGAAATTAATTATATAAAAAATTTAATAAAAAAAGATTTTACATTTTTAAATGAAGTATATAATAAATTAGATTCACGTAGAATAATAGAAAAAAATCCTTATTATGAATCAATTAAATTATTTGTATATTTAAAGACTATATTAGAAACAAAATTTTATTATTTATATGTTATAGATAATCCAGAATATCATCAATTTGATTTAATTGAAAATTCTTTTTATAATTTTAATGATAATTTTTCTATAAATAATTTAAATAATAATATAATTAAAATAGAAAAAAGAGAATATCGACCTGATGAAAATAGATATTTTATTACAAGTGCAAATGAAATAACTAATGATGAAACATATATTTATTTAAATAATATAACAACAAATATTTTTAATGAATCTACTTTACAATGTGATATTGATAGTATTTTTGAAATTCTATTTTTTGAAACTATTTTTCATCATTCTATTTTATTTAATAAATTAAAACCTTGGAATTCTTGGTCAATTATAGCATATCAGTCATCTGAAATTAATAGTTATTTAATTGAAGGAGCTTTAATTTATGATAAAACTAATGGATTAAGAACAAATGTATCAAACGAACTTGTATATTTTACAAATAATGAATTTTCTCATTTATCAAACTTATTATCATCTGATGCTTTTACTATAGAGGAATATAATAAAATAAAAATTTATCAAGACAAAATATATACCTATTTAAATTCATTTTTAAAATATTCTGAATTTTGGAAAGACCCAAAAACATATATAAATAATTTTGCTATTGATATTAGTTCTCAAATTACATTTAATGGATTACATTTAGAATTAAATGGTAATGAAATAGATGATAATATAATTATAAATAATCAATTTGATATATCATATAATACAGAACATACAATTTATTATATTAGTAGAGATAAAAGTAAAATACAAAAAGAAATAAATAATTTTATTAATAATATAAAAAATGAGAATTTATATGGAGTTAATATTTTAGATGTATTAAAAGAATTAGTAAAGATATCTAATAATTTAATTAATGTTAAAAATATAATAAAAAATACTTCTTTTGAAACAAAAAATTTTACAGATTTACTATTAAATGTTCTAAAAAATGAATTATATGGGAAAACATCTAATTTAAATATTGATTTAAATGAATTAAAAAAATCATTTGTTGTAGAAAATTTTCAATTAAATGATAATGATGTCAAAGATAATATTATTACATTTGATACATCTTATAATTTTGTAAATTATGTTTTAGAATATCCAACAGATACTTTTAAAATTATGAATATGGTAAATATACCATATAATATTAATTATTCCATTGATACTCAATCTGGTTTATATTTATATAAAATTACTTTATTAGATGAAAAATATAAATCATATATTATATACAAATTAGATTTTTTAAGTGGACTAAATACATTAATTAAACCAATAACAATAAATAATCCTTTAGTTTTTAATAATCAAATTAATTTTTATTACAAAGAAAATTTAGATATTAATATTGATTATGTAATTTCATCATTTAAAACTTATAATGTTTCAAGTAAACGTTTAGGTTATTTATATCAAGTTAATATTCCATTAATTAATTTTAATGATTTTACAACAATTAAATATAAACAAACAGAACTTACGGCATATGATAATTATTTAGTATCACCTATATATTTAGAATCTTTTTCATCTTATATTCAAGCAGAAACACCTATTGGTATAGATAAATATGAAATATTAAATGAAATAGTAAATAAAAAAACAACAATTACTTTGATAAAATTAAATATTTCTATTAATACTACATCATCTCAATATAGTGTTTATTATTACGATAATTCTAAATATTATAAAATAGAAGATATATCAGGAAATATTATAACAATTAATGATGTAATTGATAACTTTACCAATCCAAAAATAGTTGTAACTATTAAATCACCAACTACATCTAATTCTTCATTTAATAATACTAAACTATATCGCTTAACATTAGATGAACCATTAATTAGTTATGTTGATTATATTAATTTTAAAAATGTTCCAAATAACTTTTTAATTAATGATGAAATAAAAGTAATTGATATGAAATTTATTACTGATAGTATTGTTGATGTTCAAGTTGAATCTTCTTTAAGCGAAACATATAAAATAAATAATTTAATTCACTATGCAAAAATTGGTGAATATCCACCTGAACCAATTAAAGAAATAAATAAAGAAAATTTATATTTATATAGATTTAATAATTTTGTTCCATTTAATGATATTTCAAGTTGTTTTATTGTATATGATTTAAGTTATAATAAAAATGTTAATAGTGAAGTATATATTAATAATTTTATTAGAAATATAGGCTCGGCTAATTATAATTTATCAACTGATGTAATACAAGATTTATCTGGTATTAAATTTATAACAAATAAATTTTTAAAAGATGATGAAATACAATATAATGTATTTGGTGGTGTAATTAATACGTTTAATATATCTGAATCTGATTATATATATGAATCATCTAATAAAATAATAACAATAACAATTCCACAAAAATTAATTATAGATTCTGCTTATTATTATATTTTAAATAATACTTATTTGAACATTTCAGATATATCAATTATACAAAATAATTTAATAATTAATTGGATTAATGGTGTAATTTCTGGAATTATTGTATTTAAACAAGTTATTATAGAAAAAGAAATTATTAAACCTATGCTTAATCAAATTTATACTATTGAATTATTTAATAATTTAGATTTAAATACTAATGGTTATTTACAAGTGCTTAATAATGAAGGTAATGAAGTAGGACAATTTATTTATAGAATATATAATATAAGTGGTGGTAATATAAGTATATCTGATTTATCAAATACATATGATGTTTTAATTAACAATTCAAATATGTTAAAAGGAACAATATTGTATAAAAATCCATTATATATTATTACAAATGAATTAATTGAAAATATTTATTCTTTAACAATAGTTGATACATCTATAACTTTAACTGATATTAGTGGTGTTTTAATTCAAAATACTTATATACCCTATGAAATTTATAAATCAAATGGATTAACAAATTATAGTTTATTTATTGAACATAATAATCTTGAAAACCAAGGAAATCTTAATTTTGAGCTTATTGATATAAATAAATTTTCAATTATTGGTAGATATGGAAAATTTAAATTAGAAAAGATATATCAAAATCAAAAAATAGAACCTACTCCAGAATTAGTATTTAATCTTGAAAATAAAATAAGTTATGTTAAACAAAATCAAATAGAAACTGTTAAATTTAATTCAGATATTTATAAAAATATTTTTGAAAATATTGATTTTTGTATAGGTGATCAAATAATAGAAAGATTAGATAAAACAACCTTTGAAATGCAATACCAATTTTTAAAAGACCCACAAAAAAAGAATCAAATAGAAAAAGTTACAAAAATGTATGTGTATGAAGGTAAAATGAGATTAGTTATACCATTAGAGTTTTGGTTTAATAATCAAACTAACATGTATTTACCATTAATATCATTACCTTATACAGATGTTTCTATTAAATTTAAATTAAATAAATTAAATAAACTTTTAGGTTCTAATTATACTATTATATCTGAACCAGAGATTAATATTCAAGTTAATATTGATGGTATTATTTTAGATACATTTGAAAGAGATATGTTTGGTAATAATAAACATGAATATTTAATTGAAAGATTTGTGCAATATCCAGATAATTTAATAGATAAATCTAATTCTGTAATTAAAATGATATTTAAAAATCCAATAAAAGATATATATTATAAAACAGAAGTATTAGGTAGTTCTGATACGTGTTTTTATACAACAAAAATTATTATGGATGATTGGCAAAAAGAATATAAAAATAAAAGAGCATTATATACTGATATTTATACAAATAATAATTCTAATTCTAAAGAATTTGAAATAATAAGAATAGCAATAAATGAAAATATATTAAAAAATTCACCTAGATATATTTTATTTAATAAATCAAAAATATTAAAAAAGTATGATATGGAAATGACAATATATTTAGATGAAAAATATCAAAAAAAAATAGAAAATTTAAAAAAAAGAAAAATTAATTTAGAATTATATTATACAAAAATTTATAATTATAAAGAAATAAAAACACCTATTCCAATAATAGAGTCAATGGTAATAAAAACAAATGGTAAAGATTTATTTAAAGAAATAGACCATACGTATTTTAATAAAATAATACCATATCAAAAATATTTAAATTCAGTTGATATAGGTTATTATGTTTATTCATTTTCTTTAAATCCTTTAGATAATCAACCCAGTGGACATTTAAATTTTTCTTTATTTGATGATATTGTATTAAAATCTCAAAATAATCATCAAGTAGCAACTAAACCAGTTATCTTGAAAACTCTTGTAAGAGAATATAATTTATTGAGAATTATGAGTGGTTTATCTTCATTAGCTTGGATAGATTAATAATATTATGCAAAATAACCCAAACCACCTAATCCATTAATTACTCTAAATAAATTTAATTGAATTCCATATGAACGTAATAAAATAGGATTTTGATAATTTACTACTTTATTAGAATTTATTTTAATAAATGCATCATCCATTTTGCTAAAATTTAAAGTGCCGGAAGGTTGATACTCCAATGGATTAATTCCAAAAGAAAACATATGAATACCATCCGGTGGTGAAACAAATTTATTTTGATAAACTTGTATATATGTATAATACTCAGATTTATTTAATTCCATTCTATTAATAGAATTAAGTACTATATTTTCAGTTTCTATTATTTTATTAGATATTGAAACTATTGGGTCTAATGTATAATTAAATAAATCATTAGATTCATAATTTGATAATAATTGGGCTCTCCAAAAAATAATTTTTATTGGATTATAATATGGTATTTTATAAGAGATGTTTGATGAATAAAATGTTTGTTCTTGTATATTTTGAACTACTGGAACTAAATATTCGTGTTCATTATTAATAAAAATAAATCTTTCAGCATTATCTAAATAAATATAATTTACCAATAAATAAGCGTTTTGTATAGATGGTAAATTAAATCTAAAATAATCTTCATCTTTAATAATAATTTCTAAAGGTAGTATATTTTGTTCAAAATTAGTTTCATCTCCAGTAATAATATAATTTACATCATTATCTTTAGAAGGAATTAAAAAATCGTCTTTAATTTTATCATAATATAATAGTCTTTTTATTCCATCAAAATAAGTAAATTTTCCAATAATATGTCGATTACCAACTGTTTGTCTTATTATTTCACCTTTTTTAAATAATGTAAATGGTTCAACTGTTTTAACATAATGTGTTGGCGACTGAACATAACATTTATTAAAATCATTAAATTGTACATGAATTTTAATATCATTATGAACCATTGCAATTATTGGTAAAGCTAATCCAGAATCTAGACAAAACCAAAAATTTAAAGGTATATATAATTTATATGAATTTTTACCATTTGTATAATTTGTAAGAATCTCTACATTTCCTAACATTTTATTTAGCCCTTTTTTTAAACCCAAGTTAATTACTAATTCACCCCAAATATTAAGATAATCACCAAAATGTCTATCAATTAAAATTCCACCTATTTCTAAATCTACATAATTTAATAAAGCTAATCCTATTTTTTTAACCCAAGCAAAATTTTTAATTCCTGTAGGTAAGGTAGAATGATTTTCTTTAATTATATCAGGTAATTCAACATATAAATATATACCACCTAATAAATCTGCTGTTTTTGATAAATTTACTGTTACTCTTCTTCCAAAATCAGGAGTTGATTTAAAATATTGTGATACTGTTTCTATAGAAAAATTAGTATGTCTTTTATATGCTATTTTAAAAAAAGTTATTTCTGGTTCAGAAGATAAATAAATATTTTCTTTTCCTACTGAAACTAATAATAATAATCCTAAACCCATTATTATTAATTTAGATACTAATCTTTTAATTAATTTATAAATAAATATTATTTGACAGTTTCTAATAATTTTTTAATATCCATTAATGTTAATTCTGTCATTTCATCAGGTATTGATATTGTATTATTTTCTAATTCCTCTTTTAAATTAAAAATTAAATCAAATACTAAAAAAAATTTCTTATCTATTAATATTTTATTAGCAATTGAATTATGTATAGCTAATAAATCATTTTTATTAATTTTTTTATTACTTTTTCTTAATAATTCGTTAACTTCTTGTAAATTTATATATACATCTTTAATTCCTTCACTAATATCACCACCTTTCATTATATTAGGTTTTGATATTTTATATTTAATAGCTTCAAATGTCATCTTAACACTATAACTAATATTTTTATTATATCTATTATAATATTTATTATTTAAAGTAAAAATAACATTTTCAACACTATTTTTATCTAAACCTAATATTTTTGCTATTTTAATTGCATTATTATAACACATAGTTTCTAAATCTATACCATTTTCCCATTTCAATTTAGACCATTCTTCTTGATATGTATTTGAAGAGTTATAAATACATTCATTTAATAATTTAATACAATAATTACCATTAATTTTTTTTATATCTTTCATATAATATTTGTTATAAATTAATTTTAAAATAAAATAAAATTAAATTATAATTAAAAATTTAATAGGGTGGTGCTAACATAGGCATTAGCACATTAAGTGGAATTCCTTGAAATACAGTTATTAACTGACGCGCTCTTTTAGTATTACTTGTTTGTATTTTTTCTTGTTTCTTTAATAAATCAGATAATACAGTAAGAGTGATAGGGTCATTAGCGTCTTTTTCATCAAATTTAAAATCTGTCTTGTCTAAAATATAGATAAAACCAGTAATTATTTTATTTATTTTTTTTAAATTTTTTTCGTAATTAGATATTTTTTCAATTGTTTCTTTTATAGCAAATTCTGATTTGCTATCAAATGTTTTACCATTGTTTTTTAATAATTCTTTTAAATAATTAAAATTATCTAAAAATAATGAATGAGTATTACACGCACCACCACTCATAGATAAATTATTTTTTAAAGCATTTAAATTTATAATAAAATTGTTATAATTATTTTTATTACCTCCTCCTATCATATTACCAATAGGAGCTACATAACGTAATAACATACCAGGTTCTGGAGCTTTTTTAAGGACTTCTTTATCACAAGATACTGGTTTTCCCTCAAAAATATTTAGTTTTCTTTTTATAGCTTTAAATAGTTTTAATACTCCATCACTTAATGGAGTCTTTGGATTCTTTTTTACATAGTCTGTATACCAGTCATCAACACTCTTTTCTAAAAATCCTATTTTATGTGCTATTATTTTTGCTTCCATTATTGCTAAAGTTGATATATCAATAGGTTTACTAAAGTCTAACTTATTAAATTCCACAATACATTGTTTATCACCTTTTAAACATTCAGAAAGTAAGTGCATACATTTTCCTCCATCTAAATTTAAACATTCATTCTCATCTATAGATTTAAAAAATTCATCATCTGGCATTTCTAATTTTGAAAGTGCTTTTAATATTTCTTGTACATTATCTTTTGAGACAGCTCCGAACTGTCTAATAATTTTATCATATGCCTCTTGTTTAGATTTGGTAGGTATTCCATCTATTTTGGTTTTCGGAGGTGTGGGTTTTGAAGCACCAGTTGTTTCTTCTTCTTCATCATCATCACCGTAGTTCTTATTCTCCATATAAGCACGTTTGTTAAATGAACCACCTTTAATAATTTCATTTAATATAGTTATTTGGTTCCTTACTAATTTAGGCAAATCTGTATCTGCGTCAATAGTTAGATTAATGATATCAATAAATAACTTGTGTAATTTTTCTACTTGACTTTTAATTGGTGATACCTTACTATCTGGAACTCTATCTTTATTTTTGTCTATCATTGAATATATTTCATCTAATTCTGGTAGAGTTTCTTCTTTATATTTTCTTATAATTAAATATATTTCTTCGAATTTGTCTTTTAATTTGATTTTTAAATCTTTAGCTGATGCTGTACTTTTTGTTTTTCTTCTTAATGATAAGGTTTCTGCCCCAATAAGTTGTAAATAATAATGATTAACAACACTTTTAAAAAGACTTTCAAATCCATTTTTTATAATAGTATTAGCTGGATCTACAGATGCTGTTGTTAAAAATGAATCAATATTTTCTCTGTCTGTTTTCATTTCTGTTATTTTTTGTAAAATTACATCCCTGGTATCATCAATATCATTAAATTCAATTGTTATATCAGAATAACGTGCCTTTATTACGCCAATAGTATAAAGTGCAAACACGGGAGTAAAAGTATCGTATCGGGCTGTAGTAGAACCAGCATTTTGTATTAGTCTGTTCACTCCGCCGACTTCACCTGTATTCGTTATTAAAGGATTAACTATGTTGGAAACTACAATATCATTAACTATCTTATTTATGTCTGTATTAACTTGACTCATAAGTCCCAGATTTAAATTATTGTCAATCTCTTGTTTAATTTTTACATTGGTCTGATATAATAAGTTTATTATTGCATAAACTGGTACAATCACAGCACGTAATGATAATTCTGGTAATAATTTATCTGTTTTTCTAGCGAATGGAAGTATAGGAGTTGTTGCATTATCTGTTATAATTAAACCATATGCGGCGAATAAAGCGTTTTCATCAACGGCTGGTATAATATTAGAATTAATGAGTGCTAAAGCACGTACATTTGTTGTATTTGTTGTATTTTTAAGGTCAAAATAAGTATTCAAGTAATCTATCATTATTTCTTTCATAATTTCTAATTTGAAAACAACGGGAGTTATATTTTCATTTTTAAATGCTCTAACTTTTTCATAATGGACTTGATTCTCTGGGTCAACCAGAGGTGTTCCTGCATTAATCCTTCTCTGGGCTGTTTCAGCTGCAATAACTACTGTTTTTAATTTAGTAATAGCATTAACTTTATACGCAAATATTCCTGTATCAAATGCCTTTTTCATAAAATTATTATCATAATAAATAGCGTTAGCTGCTCCCGCATCGGGAATACTATAATTGCCTAAAATCTCTATATAATATGGGTTTGAAGTATAATTTGTAAATAAAGTATCTAAAGCCGTTTTAGCAGTAGTTCTTGTTGTTATTTGTGCAACCTCTTCTGATAGTATTGTAGTTATATTTGAATCTATTGAAAGTGACGGTAATTTTTCAGTTCTAAAATTTGCATAATATTCTGCCAAATTATCTTTTGGGATTAAAGGATTTTTAGTATATATAATGGTGAAAGCTCTATTACAAGCTATGTTAAAATTGCTGCTTATATTATTTTTATTTATGATCTTAATCATAGTTGCAAGTATGGGTAATGCAATGTAATCTTGTTTCATTTGAGTAAAATAATCAAATAATATAAGGTACATTAAACCTAACTCAATAGTTTTTTGTAGTTGGGTTTTTAAAGTGGTAAGATTGGTATTAATTGTAGTAGTGTCATATGTGTCGGTATCCTTTATTAATGTCGATATATTAACATTTAATTTGTCGTATGTTAATATAAATTTATTATAATAAATTAAATAAAATACATTTTTTACATGTTTAGGTATTATAGGGGGACTTATTCTTGCTTCATTTAACATTCTTTGTAAATAATTATCAGTGACGGTGTTATCAATTCCAAATGTTTGTATATCCGACACGTCGTCATCTTTCGTTTTAAATGTGTCACTCGGGCTAAAATTTTTAAAAGCCTCAAAAATAGTATCAAAACTACTAATATAATTAGTTAATGCTTGTTTTGTTTCATCTGTGAATTTTAATATACCTCTTTTTAATTTTGTATCAGATGTCAGATTAATTGTAGCATCTAAAACATTAGCTCTTCTATTATAGTCTGTATTTTTTGTTTGCAATTCATTATTAAATTCTTCAATTTCCATCATATATATTAAACATTAGAAAATATTTTTAAAAAACTAAATATTTTTTCTAAATTAATTTAATGTTTAGTTTAGAAAAAAAATGGTTATTATTAATTACATTACTAGTTATTATTTATTTTTTTAATTGCACCAAAGAATTTACACTAGATGTTTTTTCAAATTCAGAAAATAAAACATCTAATTTAATTAAAGTTTATAATTTTAATACTTCTTGGTGTGGTTATTCTGTTCGTTTTCAACCAGAATGGGATAAATTTGAAAAAGAAATAAATTCAATTGATAATTTATCTATACAAGCATTTGATATTAAATGTGATAATATAAATAATAAACAAATGTGTAATGATTATGAAATTTCTGGATTTCCTACAATAATTATAGAAAAAGATGGTAAAAAAATTAATTATGATGGTATTAGAACAACTGAAGCAATAATAGAAACTATTCAAAATTTATAATTAAAATAATTCTATATTTTTTTTTAATTCTTTGTAAAATTCTAAATCTTTAATTTTATCTAATGGAAATTTATCTATTCCTAATAAAGCTCCATACCAAGCTCCTGATATCGCACCAATAGAATCATTATCTCCAAAGAAAAAAACATTATTAAAAAATAAAGTATACCAGTTAAATTCTAGATTATCAGAAACAGTAGATAATAATAAATTATCATAAGCAATAATAACAGCTTCTAAACCATTCATACCCATATTTTCATATCCTCTCATTTTATCAAGATATTTAATTGGTGTATAATTAAGTAAATCTTCAAATTTATGTTTTGGATTAATGAAAATAGGTAAATTTCTATATTTCATTTTTGATAATCTTAAATCATTATATTTTTCCCACCAAAGAAAATAATCATTAATTTCTATTTCAACATTTTTTTTTGAATATTTAGAAATTAATTTTATAAAAAAATTTTCTTTATGTAATATTATTAATTTTTTTGACCATTCAAAAGGATTAATATCATTTATCGCATAAGCTGTAAAAAGAGCAGCTATAATACCACCTAAATATCCCATTGGATAATTATGTGTTACTAATGATGCTATTAATGCTTCTTCACAAACTTTATCATAATCTTTCCAATATTTTAAACCAATAGGAGCTGTTCTAATAGCACACCCATTTCCACCATGTGTACTTGAATATTCTATACTTTTAATTGATTTAGATATACGAATTTTTTCTAATGATGATAAAGTAATATTACCAGATGATCTTTTTTCTTCTTTTAATAGTTCATAATATTTTAAATATGAATTAATATAATTTATTTCACCACCTCCATTATTAACTGCTTCACATGTTGCTAATAATAAAATAGTATCATCCGATGAATTAAGTTTTGAAACATCTATTTTATCAATACCACCTAACATAGTATATTGATAAATAAAAAAATAATTCATAATATTACCTTCATTAATTGTATCTATTTTATTACCATAGTTAAATTCCCATTTAGAATTAAAATAACCAAACGTTTCTAAAAAAGAAGAAATATATAAACATCCTTCTACTTTATTTTTAAATAATATTTTGTTCATTATTATACCTAATAAATTTTTATTAAAAATAAATTAATTTAGATTGTGTTTAACTTATTTTTTTATATTTATAATAATAATGTCTAAACCATTAGTAACTATTAATTTTAATGAGTTAAAATTTAATTTATATGAAGTGCTAGGATTAACAAATGAAGCTAGTGAAAGTAGAATTAAAAAAAGTTATAAAAAACTATTAATTGAATTACACCCTGATAAAAATCCCGATTCAAATGAAGAAATATTTAATCATATTATAATAGCAAATCAAGTATTAGCTAATTCTATTTTAAGAAAAGATTATGATACTTATTTGGAAGAAAAAGATAATAAAATATTACATACAGATTTAAAAAATAATTTTGAATCTGTAATTAAAGATGTAGAAAAACTTTTTCCTATAAAAGAAGATGCAACTAAAAAATTTAAAAGTAAAATAGAAGAATTAAATAATATACATGGTGTTAATAGTGATTTAGATAGTAAAAATGTAATGAGTCAATATGAACAATTAAAAAAAATGAGAGAATCGCATGTAAGTATACCTCAAGAAAAAATTTCAAATAGAGATGATTTTAATCAAAAATTTGAATCTAGAAAAGATACAGGAACTTTTAATACACAAATAATACAAGTAAATCCAAATTCTACTTTAGGAACATATCAACCAAATGATGCTTTAGTTGGAATTGGAGATTATTCTAAATTATATTTAGAAGATAATGTATCAACTGGTAGTTATACAAGTTTAAATATGGCATTTAAAATTCAAAAATTTGATTCTAACATATCAGAAAAATCTATAAAAGAAAAAATGGAAGAATATAAAAATCAAACCAATCAATATAATAATAGAAAACAAAATTCTAAATAATCTTATCTAAATAATTTTCTGTAGTTTTATATCCTAAATCAATTAATTCTTTTTTATATTCATTTGTTAAATCAAATTTTGAAATGTCAGCATTTGGACTTATAATTTTAATAATATTTTTATATTCTAAATTTAAATTTTTTTCAGTAATAGTATTTACAGCAAGATTTATAACTCCTAAAATAAAAGTTTGAACTGAATTAATTTCTAAAGGACATGTTCTTAAATAAATACCAATTGTTGAATCTTTTGGACAATAATTTATTGGAAAATTATTAACTAAACCACCATCAATATATAATGAATTATTATATAAAACAGGTGTAAAAATAAGTGGCACTGAACTTGATATTCTAATTGCAGTTATTACGGACATATCCGGAGTTGTATCAAGACTAAATAATTCTTCTTGTTTTTTTGTTAAATTAGTCCCAATTATTAATATTTTTTTTCCAGTTTTATTAAATAATTCTGTAAATGTAATATCTTTAACATTTAATTTTAATTCTAAAGATTTAATAAATATTAATTTTATTCTTTCACCGTCATTAATACCAAATTTTTCTATTAAATTAATACAATCAATTTCACCATTTAATTTTGAAAAATTAAAACTAATTATAAAATCTTCTATTTCTTCTATAGAAAATCCAAGAATTAAAAAAAAAGATAACATACAACCAGCAGAAGTGCCTACAAACATATTTATTTTATCTAAATTTATTTTATTAGATTCAATTAATTTTTTTAAAACACCAATAAAAGTAAATGCTTTTATACTACCACCACTAAAACATAAACAAGTTGTTTCAGTTTCAGTTTTATTTTTTGAAATATCTAAATTATTTTCTGAAATATCTAAATTATTTTCTGAAATATCTAAATTATTTTTTGAAATATCTAAATTATTTTTTGAAATATCTAAATTATTTTTTGAAATATCTAAATTATTTTTTGAAATATCTAAATTATTTTCGTTATGCATTATTTTTTTCTAGATAATCCTAATGGTTAAAGCGGATAAATTAATTAAAGAACAAGAAGAAAGGGATGAAAGGAAAAAAATAACATTTAATAAAATTTTTTTAAACATAGAAAAAAAAATAATATTAAGGAGTGCTGCTAATGATTATCATTGTTGGTATTCTATTCCAGAATTTATAATTGGACTTCCAATGTATTCATTAAAAGAATGTGAAGAATATATTGAAAATAAATTAAAAAAAAATAAATTTAAAACCGAATTTTTTGAACCTAATATTATTTTTATAACTTGGTTTCCAGAAAAAAAAACCAAAGATAAATAAAGATTTTATTATTTTTTATCATTTTTAGTAACAGAATTAACTAAATTAAAAAATAACATTATACAGATACCAACTAAAATTAAAACAACAATATCTTTATTTGTATCTAGTATATTTGAAAAATTTTCTAAAATTTTTGGTCTATATTTATTTCTAACTTGTCGTTGACATTTTTTACATTTATTTAAATGTAAAAAAAAATCATTACAATTATTAATATTTTTAAAATGATTTTTTTCAGATGAAAATTTTTCTAAAGTATTTTTTGGATTATCAGAAACGTTATATCTATTATTATATTTATTAAATTGATTTGTGATATAATCATTCTGTCCCCAAGCATCTTGTATGGAACAATAATTCATAGTTTATAATACTATTGTTATATTCTAGATTTAAATTATTATTTAATTAAAAAAAAATATCTAAATTTATTTAATGAACTTAAATTTTTTAGAAAATAAGTATTTCTTAGCAATTTTTGCTATTCTTTCTGGAATTTACGGTGGGCAAATTAGGCCAACACTTCCTAAATTTATAATGGATTTATTTCAAAATCCTATTTTTAGAGTATTAATATTATTTTTAGTAGTAGTTAGAAGTTATAAAGATATTCAATTTTCTTTAATTATTTCAATGGCTTTCTTATTAATTACAAATCAAGTTAATGAACAATTATGTGAAGAAAAATTTACAAATATAGATACAAATATGTGTAATGCTCTTTTTTTAGAGAATGAGTCGCTTAAAAAGTGTATTAATACTGTAGATAATTATTCAGGTAATTTAAATAATAAAAATACAAATTTATCACATTTACGTTGTATGTATAAAAAAACTCATGATAACATATCTAAAACTTGTCAAAATGTTGAAAGACCATTAAACACAGAATTAAATATTAACTGTGTAGAACAATATAAATTAAAACCAACATATGATATACAAAATGTATATGGTAATTGTCAGATTTTAGATTAAATTTAAGAGGTGCGTTAATTTAAAGAAAAGTTAATTATATTATAATATAATATATGTCAGAAACATCAACAGATATTAATATGGATATTATTGATATTAAAGGTAAAATTAATCCTAAATCTGAAACAAAAAAAAGTTCTGATACTGATTATTATATGAATTTAATGGCTAATCCAAATAAAACTGTTCCCGACAAACAGGAAATATCATCTGAATCAGAACTTGTAAATTCAGATTCAAGTGCTTCAAAAAAATCAGAATCTGAAAAAAGTTCTTCAAGTAATTCTTCTAAAAGTTCTACTAAAAGCAAAAAATCAAATTCAAGCAACACTAAATCAGAAAATATTAATAATAAATCAGAAAATATTAATAATTTACCAAAACCCACTGAATATTTTATACCAAAACCCACTGAATATTCTATACCAAAACCTATAAATCCTCAATTAACACCTCAAGAAATAAGAATTAAAAAAATAGAATTATTAAGAAAATTATCCGAAATTAAATCAAAAGGTTTTAGTTTAACTAAAGAATATGATTTTAATTCTTCAATTGACGAAATGGATTATGAATATGCTTTACTTAAAAGTTTTGTAGATAAAAGGAATAGTGTAAAAGTATTTAAATCTGGTTTATTACAAACAGTATCAATAATTGAATTTTTAAATGATAAATATGATCCATTTGATTTTCATTTACAAGGTTGGGGAGAACATATGTCTGTAGAAGTTGATTCTTATGATGATGTTTTAGAAGAGCTTTATGAAAAATATAAAGGTTCTGGAAAAGGAATGCCTCCTGAAGTTAAATTATTATTATTATTAACCGCTTCTGCAGGTGCATTTCATTTTTCTAAAACACAAACAAGTATTCCAGGTTTAGAACAAACATTAAGTAGAAATCCAGAATTAGTTAGTAAATTACTTAATCCAAAAAAACAACAATCTCAATTTATGAGCGCACAAGAAGTTAACATTCAAAAACAACGTGAAATATTACAACAAAGACAACGTGAATTTAAACAAAATCAACAAAATAATAAATCTTTTATGAATACACCAATTATACCAGAACCTAGACAAACTATATTAGAACCACAAGCTTCTAATGAAAGTAGTAATAAAATAAATCAATCAAAAAGTATAGAAATTAAATCTTCTAAAAATGTTCAAGAAATTTTAGATAGAATTAAACAATCTCAAGCAACTATTGGAACTACAGAAACACAAGATGAAACATCATCTAATAATGATAGAATTGTTTCAGAAGTTAGTGTTTCAGAAACAAAGAAAGGACGTAAACCAAAAACAGCTCCTGCAATTTATATTTCAACAAAATAAAAAATTATTCTTTAAAACTATATATGTATAATTTTAAAGAAAAAATCTATTATTTTAATAGATGTCTGAAATAATACAATTAAAAAAACGTGGTCGTAAACCAAAAAATAAATTAATTGAAAATAAAATTAATGATATACCAATTAATTCAGAAGATGAATCGATAATTGTTCATTTACCAATATCACTTAATGATGTTGAAAGTATATATTATGATGATATTAAAACTGAAGAAAATAATATTTTTATTAAATCAGAATCTGATTTTACAACTATAAAATTTAAAGAAGAAAATAAATCAGAAGAAACTGAAGATAAACTAATAGAAAAAATTAATCAAAAAATATTAGGAAAAAATTTAAATAAAATTAATGTTCATAATATTCAATTTAAACAAAATACTAAATGTTTATGGTGTAAACATAGTTTTAATACACTACCTGTAGAAATGCCTGAAGATTATTATAATGAAACATTTTATTGTTATGGGCATTATTGTTCTTGGAATTGTATGATGGCATATAATATTGATTTAAATGATACTGCAACTTGGAAAAGAACTTCTTTAATTAATTTAATGTTTTATAAAACATATGGTTTTTTTAAAGAAATTATACCAGCTCCATCTTGGTTAATGTTAGAAGATTTTGGCGGTATTTTAGAAATTAATAATTTTAGAAATTTGTTTATTATTAATAATAAAGATTATTTAGTTTTACATCCACCAATGATAACAAGACAATTACAAATTGAAGAATCTTATAAAAAATCATTACCTGGAATTGTAAATAAAATTGAAATTTTTCAAGAAAATGATTTAGCACTTAAAAGAACTAAACCTATTGACGCAAATAATTTTAATCTTGAAAAAACAATGGGATTACGTAGAAAAGTTAAAAAATTTGAAACAAATTAAAAATTGATAATATAAAATTTAATATAAATACATAACTATATTAAATATATATGGCTTTTTTAAACTGTTCATTTTATGAATTACTTAAACCAACTATAGATGAAATAGTTCTTGTTGAATTTAATACTTACGAAGAAATGAATATTAAAGGAAAACTTGTTGAATATAATAATGATGTTTTCCTCAACTATTCTGACGCAACAAGAAAACGTAGTGTTTCTAATTGGAAAAAAATTGTTCCTCTTAATACACAAACTATTGCTAAAGTAGAAAATAATGATTCTGATATTATTCAAGTATCTTTATCTTTTCTAACTGAAAATACAGAACAATTTAATAAAAATAAACAATTAATTAAAATCTTTAAAAAACTTTCAATTATTGAAAGTAAAGATATGACAGAACTATGGAAATCAATTATTTATCCAATTGATAAACATCGTCGTCAGGAATATGAAGCAAAAGATATACCGTGTTTGTTAGATTATTGTAATAATGAACAAGACTTTATTGAATCTATTTTTAAAGAATCTATATATAATGATATTTATCCAAAATTTATAGAACTTTTAGATAATTTAACAAAAGAAAAATCTTATCGTATTATCTCAAAAATTGAGATTGTATCACCTGGTGGTATTCAAAATACAAAAGAATTATTAAATAAAGCAATACAAACTATTAAATTTAATTATTCACTTGTATATGATACAGCACCTACATTTAAGTTTGAATCAAGTTCAATTGAATCATCTGATGATGACCATAAAAGTTTTATTAAATTTTTAGAAACGGAAGGTCAAAAACTTAATCCAAAAACATTTGTTCGATGTAATTCAATAGTTCATATATAAAAAAATAAATTATATAATAATTTGGTAGTTTAACACCTTAATCCATAGTTTCAATATACTTAATAATAATTTCTTCGTTTTCTAATAGTGAATATAATATTGGTTTATAATGCTCTCTAAATATAGCACATGAATTATCATCTCTAAATTCTGATAATGGAAACCATTTAATTTGTTTTTTCTCAAATAATCCATTATCTTTTGTATAAATCTTATCTTTTGTATAAATCTTATCTTTTGTATAAATCTTATCTTTTGTATAAATCTTATCTTGTAAATAAAATTCAGCAAAGTTATTTACATTTGTAAAATATAGTGGTAATTTTTCATCATAATTTGTTTTAAAAATATAGCTTGTATATCTATCAAAAGTAATTGATAATATCATATTACAAGTTACCATTTTTTCAAAATCATTTTCATTTCCTAAAAATCCATTTAATTCTTCTGTTCCTTCCCTAATTGCTGTTTTGTATGAATTTTCACCATTAATAGTACTTCCTCCAAAGTCGCACCATAAATTATTATGTCTTTCTTGTCCTAATAATAGAAATAATGTTCCTCTATATAATGCAATTGGTAAAACACCTGCTCCCATAGTAATAGATAATATTAGTTTGTAATTATATAAAATAAAATTCAATTTTTATAAAGAAATATTATGTAATATCAACTTTAATAATTGGTGTAGAATTTTCTTTTTTTTTAGAATTTTTTTTCTTATAATTTTTTTCACTTGGGTCAGCTTTAACATTCATTTCAAAATAATAAGCACCTTGTAAAAATGCATCAGCTAAATCATCTTTTTTCTTATAAGAATTAAAATGTTTTAACCAGTCAGGTAAATGTTTTAGTAAATCTTGTGTATATTTAACAGCTAAACTTTTAGTTAATTTATAAGCTTTTGATTCATCACTCGCTTTTTCACTTGCTTTTAATTTAACAATTTGTTGAGTTTCTCCATCAGAAGCTAATTTAATTTTATTTGATGGTGACATAAATTTAACTCGTTTAATATTTGAGTTAGTTCTTTCTTTATCAATAACACCACGAATTATATAATAGTCATATAATAATGCTGAAATACTTTTCATTCTTGGATTTTTAAAGGATGGTTGATTTTCAATAACTACAACATCAGCATTTAATAAATGCTTTTTATTTTCAAGAATATTAATTAATTTTAATCTGGTATCATCAAAATCCATAGAACTAACATTTATTTTTTTTAATGGTTTCATTTTTATATCATTTGTTAATGTTTGATATATTTTTTTAGCATGTGCACCACAAAAAGTATTATTATTTTTATCTTTTATAGTACAGTTTTTATCACAAGTTGATGCTCCTAAAATAAAACAACATCCTCCTATTTTCTTTTCATCTAATTTATCATAAATTTCATCATAAGGTAACGGTTTAGAATTAACTTGTTTAGCATGAATTTTACAATAGTATTTTAATATAGAATCATCTGTTTGTTGAAGTGTAGCAATTTTATTACAAACTAAACACTTTAATTCATCTCTATCAGTAAGGTCAATAAGCGACCAATCTATAATATCCCATTTATAAACACTTTTTTCATTACCTGATAAATCTTTTTCTTTATACTCTTTTTTAGTAAAAAAACAGTATGCCAAATGGATAATACCAACATCAAAAGATAAAATTGTCTCCATTAATATTTAAAAGTTAATATTATCTATTTAAACTATTTAAAAAATTGATAATAATTAATATTAAATTAATTTTCCATTCAAATAATGTCAGAATGTGGTAAATTAGAATTAATTATTGGTCCAATGTTTTCTGGAAAATCTACAGAACTTATTTCTAGAATTCGTCGTGCTGAAAGCATAAACAAAAAAGTTTTAGTAATTAAACCAATTATTGATAATAGATATAGTAAAAATGAAATTACATCTCATTCACAAGAATCTAAAAAATGTGAAATAACTGAAAAATTAGAATATTTAAATGATAATGTAAATAATTATGATTTAATTATTATTGATGAAGGACAATTTTTTTCAGATTTAAAAAAATATGTATTAAAATGGGTTGATAATAAAAAATTACATGTAATAGTTGCAGGATTAGATGGTGATTCAGAACGAAAACCAATAGGTCAAATATTAGATTTAATTCCTTATTCAGATAAGTGTAAAAAAATTACATCATTTTGTAAATATTGTAATAATGGTAATAAAGGTATTTTTTCTTATCGTAAAATTAAATCAGAACAACAAATTAAAATAGGAGGTGCTGAAACATATGTATCAGTGTGTCGAAATCATTACTTAAATAATAACTTAAATAATAACTTGAATTAATTATTATTTTTTATAAATACTAATAATTTTCTTTTACCTGTTATTATAATTTTTTTATGTTTAATATTTATTTTTTGATTTTTTTCTTTATTATCATCATTATTATCATTTAAAAAAACTTCATTCTTAACAAAATATAACATATTAATATATTAGAAAAAATTTGATTTAAAAAACTCTTAAAGATTTATTTATATAATTAATAAAATGATTAAAACTAATATAATTAAAAATAATTTAATTGATGTTGAAAAACTAGAAATTAATAATTTACCAGATGGTGTTAAAGTTGCCACAATGTGTGCATCTTGTGTTCTTGGTGTAAAGTTAGAATTAGATAATATTGAAAAATATATGTCTTTACATGAGGATGATATTTTAACTATAAAACGCTCAAAAGAAAATATAAGAACGTTAATTGAATTAAAAAAACCAACTAAACGTTCAACTAATCCTAAATACAAAGAAGTAAATAATAATTTTTATAATTCAATAACATTAATTGTTAGAGTTACAACTGGTTCAACACCAAATATTAATCTAGAACCACGTATTAATATTAAATTATTTAAAAATGGTAGTTTACAAATGTCTGGTTGTAAGAATGTTGAAAATATTAACATTGTATTAAGAAAATTATTAGAAAAATTAAAAGCAGTAAAAGGTAAAATAGAAAATAATATAATTAAAGAAATTACTTTTATTGACGAATTATCTAAAATTGCAATTAATTATTTTAAAATTGATATGATTTATTGTAATTATAGAATACAATTTGAAATTGATAGAGAAAAATTATATGATTTATTAAAAAAAAAGAAAGCAAAATGTATTTATGAACCATGTATTCGTGCTTGTGTAACTATTAAATTTATTCCAACACAAGATAACATTGATTGTAAAGAAGTAAGTATATTTATTTTTAAGAAAGGTAATATTATTATTACTGGTGCTCGTTCAAAAAAACAAGTTTTAGAAGCTTATAACTATATTAATAATATTTTTATTATTCATAAAGATGAAATAATAAAAAAAAGCGATGATGAAGAAGAAAATATAATTTTTAAATTTTATGATGATGTATTAAAAGATTTAGATTAATAATCATCTCCTTGAGAAAAAACAATAGGTTTTTTCCCATCAATTAACATAATTGTATGTTCGTATTGTGCTGTATATTCATTTTTATTTACATATAATGGTGGATAAGAATGAATCCATTTATTTTCTAAAAATTCTAAATTTTTTTTATAATCAACATCAAATGATTCAACATATCTATCACAAAATGGTAATGTTTTAAATGAAGAATAAATTTTAGAATAAAAAGAATTTATTTTCGGATCACTAATATTATTTAAATAATTTGGATTTATTCTAAATAATGTAGATTTACCAATTTCTGTTGTTTTATTTGCACCAGTAGAACCAAATGTTTCAATTGCATAAACACCTTCTTTAAATTTATAATTAGCTGGTAATTTATTACCCAAATCTTTAGCAGGTAAAAACATTCCACCATGTATAATACCATTTAATATATTATGACCACCTAATGTTTCAACAACTTTAATTTTATGATTTTTACCATCTAAATCAATATCATAAGATTCCATTATTTCTCCTACTCCTCTTGACCAATCATGTATATCAACATCAACACCAGTTGTTTTTATACCATACATTGTAGCTTCTTTAACTGCTGTTAATAAATTATCATATTTTTGATTAAAACTAATTGTAAAAGCAGAATCTATAATCCAACCATTAATTTCAATACCATAATCAATCTTAATAACATCTTCTTTATTAATAATTATTTTACTATCAGATGATGGGGCCCAGTGAGCCGCACATTCATTAACAGATATACCACATGGGAACCCTATACCTTTATTAATTGTGTTATATGGTTTAGCTAATTCTATTGTTTCTTTTTCTATTGCATGTGTTAAATCTAATAAACTAGTGCCTGGTTTTAAAAGAGCTCTAATTTTCCGCCTAACTTCTTTATGAATTAATCCTCCTATTACTAGAGAACCTAAAGTATCCTCTTTTGGTGGAATATATTTTGGTAAATTAATTTCATTAAAAATAGGTGAAACACCTCTTAAATCAGGATAAGAGTCTAAAAATGTCCCATTCGCATTAAACATTTTTTTGATGATATATATCATTAACTAGAGGATTATCCTTTAAAGTATTTATAAATATATTATTTGTTCTATAATCACCATATGATAATTGTGGTTTTTTATTTTCAAAAGTATTATCATTATATGATTGTGTGCGAGAAGGCATTACAGATTGATCTAAAGATTTACCAGGTGCAGTTACATAAAATACAGATTGTTTCTTTGTATTCATTTTAATTTTATTTTTATTAATTTGAGGTCCTCCTAAATTAGTTCCACCTCCAGATGTACGATTAAATGTTGTAATTTCTCTTCTTTCATCAATACACATATTATCTGTAGCCATATGAGAAGTTTGATTTTCATTACCTTGTAAACCACCCGTATAATTTTGTAAATGAGTAGTTTCTCTAATTGTTGTTTTTGCTATATCATTATTATCTTTAACATATCCAGAATAATTATCAATCCCATAAATAGGAGCTTGGTAATTATTATTTTCAGTTGTTTGTTTTATAGTTGGTTTAGCAATATCTTTTTCATCTCTAGAATAACCAGTTTGAGTTTCAACTCCCTTTACATTCATACCCGGAGTTGTATATAAAGTAGTTTGTTTAATAGTAATTTTTGTAGAATCTTTTTCATCTCTAGTATAACCCATTTGTGTTTCAACACCACTAATATTACTTTCATAATTATTATTTTCTGTAGTTTGTCTAATAGTTGATTTTGCAATGTCATCATAATCTTTAGTATAACTATTTGATACAATTCCACCAACATTTATACCTGGTGTAGTATGTAGAGTTGTTTGTTTAATGGTTATTTTTGCAGAATCTGTTAGTTGATTTGAACCTAATTTATCTATGGGATTAATAAAACCACCTTTATAAACCACTGTAGTTTGTTTTATTGTAGGTTTAGCAGAATCGGTCAGTTGATTTGCACCTAGTTTATCCATAGGATTAACAAAACCACCTTTATATGCTAATGTAGTTTCTTTAGTTGTAGTTTTAGCAGAATCGGTTAGTTGATTTGCACCTAGTTTATCCATAGGATTAACGAAACCACCTTTATAAACTAAGGTAGTTTGTTTTATTGTAGGTTTAGCAGAATCTGTTAGTTGATTTGCACCTATTTTATCTATAGGATTAACAAAACCACCTTTATAAACCATTGTAGTTTGTTTTATTGTAGGTTTAGCAGAATCAGTTAGTTGAGTTGCGCCTAGTTTATCCATAGGATTTGTAAAACCACCTTTATAAACCACTGTAGTTTGTTTTATTGTAGGTTTAGCAGAATCTGTTAGTTGGTTTGCACCTAGTTTTTCTATTGGATTAGTAAAACCAACTTTATTACTCATTGTAGTTTGTTTAATTGTAGTTTTTGCAGAATCTGTCAGTTGAGTTGAACCAATATTATTTTCGCCTTTAGCACCAAGAACCATATTATGATTTGTAGTTTCTCTAATTGTTGTTGGTAAAACCATTTCATTTGAAAATATATAATTAGCTTTTTGTTGTCCTCCTGTAATACCAATATTTGTATTACCATCAATCATTAATTGACGAAGTGTTGTTAAAGGAATAAAATTAGAATCTATTGAATACGAACCACCATTTATATTAGAAAGAGGCCCTAATTCAGTTGCTTGTAAAGAGGCACGTTGTGTTTCACTATTAATATAACTTCCTTTATTTTGCATTACTGGTTTAACATTTACTGCAATTACAGAGCGAGTAGGATCATTATAAAATTCTTGTTTTTTAGGTGGTTCAAATTTAGTTTTATTTTTAGATGGAGCATCACCCATAGTAGAAGCATATGCAACACCTTTATAATTAGTATCACTATCACCTCTTTGAGTATTAATATCTGTAAATTTACCACTTTTTCTATTACCTTCCATTTGAGATCGTCCTGCAACTAAATTTTCAAAATTAATTTCTCTAAAATCAGGTACTTTAAATTTAGTAAGATTATAATCAGGAGCTCTATATTCACCCTTTTTAATAGTTTCAAGAGGTTTATTTTCATAAGTTACTTTTTGTTTATTTTCAGTTCTTAATTCATCAACATTTCTTGGATTTATTCTGTAAACAGTGCCTAAACCTTCACGATTTTCGCCATCTAAACCTGGTCTAACTTTAACATTATTTTGAAAAGGTACATTACCCATATTATTTTTATTAGAAGCTAAATATCTACTGTCTAAATAATCAGTCATAACAGGCATACCATTTACATATGTTAAATCTTTCATAGGTTCAAATAAATGTTTTTTTTCTTGTTTAGGAACCCAATAATCAGAAACCCCTGTAAATGCTTCTAATTTTCTGGATGAATGTTCACTATCTGGTGTATAATCGCGCTTACTAGTATTTGGTGTCATATTATTATGAGTAAAATTTTCATTTGATATTACATTATAATTTAAAGATTCATAAATATTAGAATAACCATTTGTTAAATCTAAGCCTCTTTGTAATGACTGATTTACACCAGTATTCGTCATATGTGAATCGCTAATAGATGTTGGTTCACCCATATTATCAAAAGTCAATTCATCAAATTGTTTAAAAAATTCTGGTTTTTTTTCAATAATAGATTTTTTAAGATTATTAGCTTGCATTTTTTCTATTTTATTCATTTTATCACTTATATTTGAACCATAAGATTCATCTAATTTCTGTTTTTTATTAATTTTTAAAGGTTCTTTAGTATTTGATGTATTAAACCCTGCTAAAGATAAACCATATAATAATATACTTTCCATATTAAATATATATATATATTTATTTTGATTATAACAAATATGTAAAAATCAAAATTATATTTTTTATATTAATTATTACTATAATTATCTTTACCAAGATTTCTAGAACCTAATCCAATTCTGTTTTCATGAATATGACATTGAGGATTAGAAAATAGCCAAGGTTGTAATTGATAAGAGGTTAAACTCATAGAGCGATATGATTGTACAGGAAAAGTAAATCTGGTATCTTCTGTATTTAATAAAGAGCTACATACTTTTTTATCATAAATTTTATTTTTAGAATAATTTATATTAGTTGCATTTTCATTGCATTCAGTAGCTGGAATATTTCTACTTTGTAATTCAGATTCAATTTCAGCCATTTCACCCCAATTTGCTAAACAATTATTTTTTGCAGTTGAAATATCAGATTTAGAACCAATAGGACCAGTTAATGAATAACATTGATTATTATTTTCAAAATTATCAAAAGATAATCTATATTCGCCAATACCTACACTTCTTTGATTATGTAATTTAGTAGCACATTCATCATATTTGATACGATTAAAAGACATCTATTATATAATAAAGCTTAGATATATTTTTTAAATTAATTTCTTAAATTAAATAATTTATTTATTTATTTATTGCAACAATTAGTACCTAATTGTATTTCATTTAAACTATTAGAAGTAGGCATTTTCATATTAGTTGGGTTAATGTAATAAATTGAATGGCACATTTGAGGAGGGGAATAATCAGCAGTTGCGCTTTGATTTTTAGGATTATATTTTTTATCAGGGCATTTAGATTCTGGTCTAGTTAAGCCAAATAATTCACTTTCAACATTAGTTTTAGAACCAAATTCTAAATTATTTGTGTGAGCACCAACAGGACATTGTTTGCAGTTTTCGTATTTACCTCTAAATAAATTATAGTCTAAAGGAGAAGTACTTTCTTCCATTTCTTTAGAGTATGCACAATTATCATATTTTAAGCGATTAAAACTCATATATTATAATCTAGATTATTTTTATTAATAAATTAAATAATTCTCTATTTTTTTTTTATACTTTTATTTTTGATAACCATTGTGAAATTAAATTACCTAAATATTCGTCTTCTATTAAATTAGTTTTAACATAATTATCCCAAACATAAGTTAAAACTATATTTTTTTCTTTTTCATTTATTTTTTTTGATTCTTTTAACAATTTTATAAAAAAATATTTTAATTCAATATGAATACACCAATCAATTGTTAAATTAAAATTATAATTAATAAAAGGAACTAAATATACTAATAATAATTCTAATTTATTATTTGGGCATTCTAGTGAAGATTTTAGTGGAAAAACTAATTCATCTCTTATTAATGATAAATAAGACTCTTTTAATTCTAAACTTAATTTATTTAATAAAGATTGTAAATGTTTAAAAAATTCATTATAAGTAATTTCATTAAATCCAATTAATTCAGTTTCTTTAAAATAATTAAATAAAAATTTAATATCTATTATTTCATCAATAGGTTGATGTAATAAAATTAATTTTATTATTATAGTAATATCCATATAATTTTGCCTTTGTAAATTTTTTTTTTCACCATCTCTAAAAAATAAATGTTTTTTCATATCTGCTCCATTTTTAAGTAAAAAGTTAATCATATTTGGGTCTTTTTCAAGACAAGCATATTCTAATAATGAAAAACATTCTTTATTAACTATATCTATAGGACATCCTAATTTTAAACAACATTTAATAAATGTTGTATCACCGTATTTTACTGCTTTATGTAAAGGAGTATTTCCTATTTCATCATAAATATGAAAATTTAAATGATGAGTTTTAATTTTTTTTAATTCATCTACATTACCAATTTCAATTAAATTAAATAAATTTATTTGTGTTGGTTGTTGTGTTTGCTTTTCGATTGATTGTTCAACTGTAAGAGTTATCATTTTATTACATTCGGTTTCAGTTTCTTTTAATAGATCTTTATATTTTTCTTTATCTTCAATTATTGATAAATATTTTAAAGATTGTTTAAAATATTCAAAAGCTTTATTTTTATCAGTATCAAAATATTTTTTACCTGTTAAATAAGATTTTAAACATTTTTTTACATTAGCATCCATTATAAAATAATTAGATTAATATTTAGAGTGGTGCGCATTTTAAATGCCGAAAATTTATAAAGATTAATATTTAAATTGAAACTCCTTTTCTTCAATTAATTGAGATGAATTTTTTCTAGTTGATTCACCACCTCTTGGAATATCCATAACTATATTATTAGGATTATTAAATCTATTATCTATATATTCCCATCTATTAATTAATTCACTTTCTTTATTAACTTTAAAATCTTTTGTTTCTAATCTTGTAAAATTACCAATTCTAATATCATTACTTACTGATAAATTACCAAAACCTTTTCCAGGGCCTGTATCATAACCACTAAAATATATTTTTTCATTTAATTCTTTTTGTAATTTATTTTCAATTGGTATTGAATAATTATTTGGATGAATATGTTTAGGTAATTCAATTTGTGTTTTTTGTCTTGTTCCAATACTAGGAGATATTAAATTTGTTTCTCGTTCAATAATATTTGATTTTTCTTCATATTGCCAAAATCCAGGAGTATCAGTATAATTATTTTTATTATCTGTATTATAAAATCTTTCTTTTTTATTCATTTTTTTTGGATTATATTTATCCAAATTATCATTACTGTTAAATGGAAAATAACTCATTATATATAATTAGAATTTAATAATATATTAAACTAATATTGTTTATAATATCTTGATTGATGATATCTATTGTCTCTATTTTTATCACAACCAATTCCTTCATTTTTACAAGTTCCTGAATTACCATATAACCAATTAGCAAAACCACTTTGATTATTTATTATTTGGGTCCAAGGCATTGTAAAAAAATTTCTGTCTGAAATATTTGTTCCCCATAAATCAGCTGGATCTAAAATAATATCTTTTTTAAAATAACTTCTCATTTCATCTTTAATATCATCATAATCACAAGCTGGTTCGCGGTTAACATCATCACTAATCATATAATTCATAAAAGGATTATTTTTTGTAGGTTTAACACATGTTGATACTTTATTTATTTGCTCAAAATTTTCATAATAACTTAAAAAAAAAGATATTATTAATAAAATAATACTAACTGATAACCATTTTAAATCTAGATTTAAAATAATAATTAAAATTGAATAATAAATAGCAAATCTAATAATAGCATTTATTTTTTTTTCTCTAGATAAATTATTATGTGGAAAAAATTCATACCAATCACTTAGTAATATTTGTGGATTATTATACCATAATGTACTCATTAATATTAATAAAAGATAGGAAAAATATTTTAAATTAATATTATATAAAGAAAAATATAATTTATTTGGTATCATATGAATAAAGATTTTAGATCATGGGTGGAAAAATATCGTCCATTAAATTTAGATGAAATTTCAGCACAAACAGAAGTAATACAATCACTCAAAAAAGTTTTAAAAACTAAAAATTTACCACATTTAATTTTTTTTGGGCCTTCTGGTTGTGGAAAAACATCAACAATATTAGCATTATCCAAAGAATTATTTGGTGAAGAATTATATTACGATAGAGTAATTGAATTAAATGCATCAGATGAAAGAGGAATTAATATTATTAGAGACAAAATAAAAAAATATGCTAAAAAAGCAATTAATCCAAAAGAAAATGTTCCACCCTGGAAAATTATTATTTTAGATGAAGCAGATAATATGACTTCTGATTCACAATTTGCTTTAAGAAGAATAATGGAAGAATATTCTAAACTAACTAGATTTTGTATAATTTGTAATTATCATAATAAAATTATTGACCCTATAAATTCTAGATGTGCATTATTTAGATTTAAACCAATAAAAGAAAACGAAATTTATGATAAATTAAAAGATATATCACAAAAAGAAAATTTAATAATATCTGATGAATTTTTAAATCAAATTATTAAATATAGTAGAGGTGATTTAAGAAAAGCTATAAATTTTTTACAAAAATGTCAAAATCAATATGGTAATATATTAAAACAAGAAATTTTAAATGAAATTTCTGGAATTATACCAATTGATAAATTTAATGAATTAATAAATGCTATAATTTATAAAGATTCAAAAGTAATTGATAATGTTATAATGGATTTAGTAAATGCCGGTTATAGTTTAGTAAATCAAATAATTTTTTTTGATAATTATATTAAAAATAGTAATTATGCTTCAAATATTAAATCTTTATTAAGTTTAAAATTAACAGAGATTGATAATAATTTATTAAAAGGAGGAGATGAATATATAGAATTTATGAGATTAGCATATGATTTTTCTAAAATTATAAATATTAATTAGTTTTTAATTTAAAGAACCTATTTATAATATTATTAATGGAATATTTACCTTGGGTAGAAAAATATAGACCAAATAAAATAGAAGAAATTATTAGTCATGACCAAAATATTGAAACAATAAAAAAAATGTTAAAAGGCAATTCTTTACCACATTTACTTTTTCATGGAACTCCAGGAACAGGGAAAACATCTTTAATTTTAGCAATAGCAAATGAATTATACGGAACATCAAAAAATTTAATGATAATGAAATTAGATGCTTCTGATGATAGAGGTATTAATTCAGTAAGAGATGAAATAAAAGGATTTGCCGAAAAAATAAATATGTTTTGTCAAGGAGTAAAGTTAATTATTTTAGATGAAGCTGATTCTATGACATTTGATGCACAATTTGCACTTAGACGAATTATTGAAAAGTATTCAAAAACTACAAGATTTTGTTTAATTTGTAATTATGAAAATAAAATAATTCCAGCAATTAGACAAAGATGTGCAAAATTTAGATTTAGTCCAATTAATACAATTCATATTCAAAAAAAAATATCAGAGATTTGTGAAAAAGAAAATCTAACATTTGATGATAATGTATTAGAAACAATTAGTTATTTATCAAGAGGAGATTTAAGAAAAAGTATTAATTTCTTACAATCTTTATCATTACAAACTAATCATATTACTTTAGATATTTGTTATAAAATAGCTGCTGTTCCATCTATATTAGAAGTTAAAGAAATAATAGAAACATTATTAAATCCAAAAATTAATTTTGATAATGCAAATATTAAAATTAATCAATTAATTAAAACTCAAGGCTATTCATTATCTATAGTTTTAAAAGAATTAGTAACTTATTTAATAAATAATGAAATAAATAACTTGGAACCAAATAAATTGGCATCATATTTAAGTGAAATGGCAGATTTAGAAAATAGAGTTACAAAATCAACATTTGGTGATATATATATGAGTGGTTTAGTTGGTATATTTAAATCATAATATAAAAATTGATTATTTAATATTTTAATATAAATAATTTAAATGTATTAATAATGTCCTCATCAATTACACTTGAAGATGCTTTTGCATTAGAAGCAGCAAAAAATGCAACTACTCAACCAATCATTGCTATAACTCAAAATGGTGATATTACTTTTGGTTCAATGGGTAATACAATTTTAGCTAAATTTCTTGAATTAGATAAACTTGTTATTCTTAATACTCCTCCCAAAAAGTTTAATCATAAAAAATATCATAAATATGAACCTATAACAATTTTAGAAGAGCAACAGATAGAAATAGATACAAAAATGAGTACACTTATTACACATATATCTACATCAAGTATTAAAGAACAAAAATTTTGGTGGGATATAATGTTTCGTTATCTATTTTATGTGCGAAATCTTCGCGGTCATGGAAAACGCGAACGTTTATTTTTTCATTATCTATATGAAAAGATTTATCATTACTATCCAAAAACATTAATAAATCTAATTATTCAAATTCCTAAATATGGATATTTTGGAGACCTAAATAATATGTGTATCAAGTATTTTGAAAAAGGTGATACAAATATTACAGATGCTATTGTTAATTGCTACATTAAATTTTTAAATGCTGACTCTATTCAAATATTTGGTAAGAATATTGATTCAGTAAGTCATGAAGAATCAAAAAAATTAAATGATAATTTAAAAACAATGACACCTGAAGAACTATCTGAATTTAAGAAAGATAAGAATATTAGTATTGCTGCGAAATGGGTTCCGCGTGAAAATAAAAATAATAATAAAATGCGTGAGTTAATTATTAATCAACTATATTCAATGCCAGGTGATAAAGAACTTAAAAAAACAAATAATAAACTTTTTAAAGAGCGCCTAAATTTTTATTCAATGCGTTTTCGGACAATTATTACCGTCTTTTCTCAATATATTGGTGTTGGAGAACAAAATATGTGCACCCAACCTGAAAAATTTGGAGAAATTCAACGAACATGGGCTGATATTAATTTTAAAAATTCTCCCGCTTGTTTTTCTACCAAGTATCGTAAAGCTTTTCTTAATGAAGAACTATCTAAAAAATTAACAAGTGATGAAGTATCTACAGGCAATCGTTCTACAGAACCAGATCGTATTCAATGTCGTAAAAATATTCTTGAAAGTATTATTAACGGTGCAAATCAAGATATTGCTAAGCTATCAGAAATAATAATGAAACATGTTAATAATTTAAGTAATCTAACAACAGGAGAACGTATCTTAATTTCTAAACAATGGACTGATTTAGTAGAAAAAATTAAACAGGAGATAATAGAAGCTAATAGTGATATTACACGAGATGAACACTTTATTGATCCTCAAGATGTAATTCCAATAGTAGATACATCTGGTTCAATGGTAGGTAATAATGTATTGAGTAAATCAATTGGACTCGGTTTACTTGCAACAGCTATCAGTAATCTACCTGGTTGTATGATTAGTTTTAGTGATGAACCAACAGTTTATAAAATAGATTTAAAACAAGATATTTTTGAACAATTCAACACGGTTTTAAAATCATCTTATGGTCTTAGCACTAACATAGACAAAACAACTGGAGTACTTCTTAGTCTAATGGAAAAAAGTAATACCACAAAAAGTTATACGGTGCTTATTCTAACGGATGGTGAGTTTGACTCTCCTATTGTCAAATTTGAATATGATTATAACTCTATTAATACAAAAAATAGTGAGCTTTTTCAAACTGTCTATCTAGGACGAATGGAAAAAGCTTTTCATGAAAAAGGATATAATCTACCAAGAATCATTTTCTGGAATCTTGTTGGAACTTCAAGCAATTACTATGCTACTGAAAGTATTAAAGGAGTTCAAACACTAACTGGATTTTCTCAAGCTCAAATGAAACAAGTTTTTACAGGTGAATTAGACACAATTATTGATGAAGAATCTGGGTTAATTCGTGTTAATGTTGATCCAGGAACTAGCTTTTTGAAAGTTATCAAGAGTAATATTTTTGATTCTATTAGCGAAATTGTTAGTGAAACTAAAGAAAATGTATTTGAAATGGTATAAAATTATATATTGCTTCTTTTATAAAAATTGATATTTATTAATTTTAATTAATTTATTACTATTATAAAAGAATGGAAATAAGTCCATATGCTTCTGAAATGAGAACAAGACTTTCAGATATAAGTAAAATAAAACTATTAAATTTTCAAGAAAATGAAGATTTTTATTTACTTGATTTTACTTTTTATAATAGTTTTCCTGTAAAATTAACAACTGATTTTGAATCATATTGTTATTTTGAATCTGATACTTTAGATGTTGAAGAATTAAACTGTCTTTTCTTAGATAATATAAAAAATGAACCTGAAAATATTGTAAACAAGTTAGAACAATTTTTTAACTTAAATTTAGAATTAGAAATAGCTGATGAATATCATATTTATCAAAAAAATGAAGAAATATCTAAAGCTCTTATTAATTATGAACTTTTAGAGAAAGAATCAAAAAAATTACAAGAATCTAAAACTTCAATGAATATTAGCAGTATTCCAAAAGAATTATTATTTAATCCAAATCAAATTTATAAAATTATCGTTCAAGAAATTAAAAATTTTAATAAAAATTTAAAGCATAAACATTATATTGAACCAATAAATAATAATATTTATTGTCTTAAATTAGTTTGTTTTTTAAATAATAAAAATTTTAAAAATGATACATTTGAAATAAAAATTAATTTGGAACCAAAACTATATCCATATTTTCCACCAAGAATTGAAGTCATAAAACCTTCAATTAAATTTCAACTTGTTTTTAATTTGATGAATTTAAAAATACTTCAATTAGAAAATTGGAATTCAACAATATCTCTTGAATGGTTATTAATTAGTATTATTGAACAAATTGATCCAATTATACATGATTATATTAAATTAGAGTCATCAAAATTCGAAGAATTAGATATTAAATTATCATCTATAACTAAAGAACATTCATTTGAAAAAGAATTAATTAACATATCTACACAAAAAGTTAATGTCTCATCATGTGATAATAAATTTTGGAAATCTGGTGTTGGATATGGTGATGATTCAAGGAAAGCTTGGGATATTTTATCATTTATTAAAGAACAAGAAATATTTAATTATGAATTAACTGTTTTACTTAAACAAATTATTGAACATATTTCACAAGAGTCGCTTAATGAATTATATTCATCTTCATTATGTACCTTTTTAATTAATCGTATTGGAGGATTAACATTACTTGAACTCGAAAAAACAAAAGAAGTTTATAATGAAATTTTAAATATTCTTGATAAAATATCTAAACTAGAAGGATTAGAACAAAATTTTATTAATAATATTGGAAATGCCTTTGTTGTTATTTCAGATGAAATTAAATCATTATTTGATTTGAACCAATCAGAAATTTATCTTAAAATTATTTGTGTTTCTGATTGGTTCAAATCAAAAATGATTGTAACACAAATAATTTCTACTGAAATAATTTCTACTAATAAAAATAAAGAATATGAAGAAGTAATGAAAAAACTACAATTTGGTTCATTTGAAATTCAACCAAATCATCTTTTTAAAGAATATTGTGCTCAAAAACCAGAACAAAAAGCTATTGTGCGTATGGTTTCGGAAATTTCTACCTTAAAATCTGGTTTACCGATTAATTGGGAATCAAGTATATGGATTCGTGTATCAAAAACAACAATAAATGTATTTAGCTTTTTTATTTCTGGTCCTAAAGATACACCATATGAAAATGGTATTTTTGAATTTCATACAGCATTTCCTACTAATTATCCTAACTCAGAACCAAAAGTTTTAATTAATACAACTGGTGGAGGAACTATACGATTTAATCCAAATTTATATAATTGTGGTAAAGTATGTTTATCACTACTTGGAACTTGGAGCGGTCAAGATGGTGAAAAATGGAATCCAAAAACTTCAACCTTTTTACAAGTGTTGATATCAATTCAATCATTGATTTTGGTTGAAAATCCTTATTTCAATGAACCTGGATGGGAAAAAGAAATGCATACAACTAAAGGACAAACTAATTCAAAAAAATATAATGAACCCCTACTAATTGGAACAATTAAATGGGCAATAATTGATATGATAAAAAATCCTCCTAATGGAATGGAAGAAGTAATTAAAAATCATTTTAAATTTAAGAAAGATGAAATATTAACAACAACTCAAAAATGGTTAACTGAAATGTCATCTGAAAATAGTAAAGAATTAGAAAAATATAGAAATGAAATGATTTTATTATTTAATACATTATAATAAAAGTATTATTACGATTTATACAATTTACTGCTTGTATATTTACTTAAAAAATTAATCGGGTATCTTCAGTTCTTTTAGTTTCAGAAGAAATTAATATATTATTATCAAGGTAAATGTTTTCTAGTATTTGATTTATTTTCAAGGCTTCTACTATTGCTGTAGCTCCATCATCACCAATATTGTTATGACTAAACATAAGTTTGGTAAGTGTTTCATTTGTTTTCAAGGCTTCTGCTATTGCTTTAGCTCCTATATCACCAATCCTAGTATTATCAAGTACAAGTGTTAGTAGTTTTTTATTTTTTTTCAATCCTTCTGCTATTGCTTTAGCTCCTATATCACCAAAAATATTATTACTAAGTGTAAGTATTTCTAGATTTGTATTATATCTAAAACTGTTTCCTATTAATACAGCTCCATTCTCATTAAATTTATTTTCAATAAGAGACAATGATTTTAGTTTTATATTTTTTGTCAATGCGTCTGATATTGCTTCAGCTCCTATATCACCAATATCATTTTTACCAAGTATAAGTGTTTGTAGATTATTATTTTGTTTCAAGGCAACTGCTATTGCCTTCGCTCCTTCATCACCAATTTTATTTTCATCAAGTATAAGTGTTTTTAGTGTTTTATTTTCTCCCAATTTTTTAGCTATTGCATCAGCTCCTGTATTACCAATCTCATTTTCACCAAGTAAAAGTACTTCTAGTATATTATTTATTTTCAATGCGTTTGCTATTGCATTTGCTCCTCTTTCACCAATTCTATTTTGCCTAAGATTAAGTTTTTTTAGTGTTCTATTTATTACCAATGCATCTGCTATAGCTATAGCTTCTATATCACCAATATTATACTCAGAAAGAATAAGTTCTATTAATACAGTAGTTCGTATTAAGCCATATACTATTGCTTTTATTTCATCATTATTAATTTCGTCTTTTCTAAAAATAAGTTGTGTATTTGTTGAATCATTCATTTTTTCAATTATATCATTTTGTTCTTTAGTAAATGTGTAAGGATAAAAAAATATAATACTGTATGGACTAGTATATTTATTTAATGACTCTATACTTATTTGATCATCTTTTATTAAATTACACCATGCTTCTGTTTTTTCACAAGACTGGATACCCCATGAATTTCTTACATGTAAAAATGTATCATTTCCTTCAACAGAATAGTGTGTTATTATAACAACATGGTTTTTTGTAATAAACAATACATAATATGGTTTGTCTTTGTCTAGAACATGTTTTATATTTTCTAGTAAATTTGTTGTTTTAGTAAATTTTCGTAGATTATGTTCAATTGTATATTTTGGATTTAAATTTTCTATTTTACTTGAAAAAGGATTTTTTTTTTCATATTTTTCTTTAAAAGATAGTCTTTGAGTATCTATAATATTAAAATCATTAGCATTACATTCAAAGTTTTTTGAACGATAGTGATAATCACAAAGTGAAAGAACCGCTGTAATTGAATTTTTATATATATACATTATTGGATCAAAAAATTTATTATTTAAATTATTTTTAATAATATTAAAAAATTCATTTAAATCATTAATAAGTTTATCAAAATGGTTTTTATCTTCATCACTACTATATTTTGTAGACTTATATCTTAATCTTGTTATAATTAAATTTTTATCTATATCAATATATTTTAAATAGTCTAAAATATATAAACAAGCAGTTTGTGAATAGGATCCCATTTCTCCTCGTCCAAACTGTTCTACCAACGTTAAAAAAATAAAATGAAATAATAAAGCATAAAGATGTTGTTCTTCGGACCAACCAATGTCTTTTTGATTACCTTTAGAAGAATCACACTTTATTCTACCTTCTTTAATTTGTAAAAAACAATCAAAAATGTTAGTTTCAGTTTCATTATCACTACATTTTATTGTATCATAATAATGATTACAATCAATTTTGCTTAATTTGTTTAAAAATTTACTTAATTCTTTGGACAAAAAAGTTAACATTAGCTTTATAAATAACCTTGTTGTAGCATGAGCCCAACAAGTTCCTTCAAGCCCTTGACAACTAATATATACGGAAGGTTGTCTCACAAGTGGTGGTGGTTCAGGTGTTGGTTGTTGGATTGGTTCTGGTGTTGGTCCTGATTTTGGGATTAGCTCTGGTGGTGAACCACCTATTTGATTTTGTAAATTTAAATATTTATTTTTATATTTTATATATTTGTTATAATATAAATTGTTAACTGGCATATATATATATTATAATTTAATTCTCATTTTTAGTGGAATTACTAGCATCAATTATGTTTGTTAGTAAACTTCTGTTTATTATAGAAGACAAACAATATAATAGTAAAGAATTAGAAAATATAGAAATGAAATGATTTTATTATTTAATACATTATAATAAAAGTATTATTGTGATTTATACAAATTTTTTTATATTTTATTAAAAAATTTATTTAGTTAAATAAAAAGTAATGTAAAAAATAAAAGTTTTGATAATTGTAAACAATTAAAGTGTATTATTTTAGGTAAAAAAGATATAATTAAAATAATTTTTTATTTAAATTTTTATAGTATTAATAAACTAATTTTTAAATAAAAATTAGTTTATTTTTATAATGATTTTTTCTGTCCTACTCCCACTCTCACTCCTACTCCCACTCTCACTCCTACTCCCACTCCCACTCTCACTCCTACTCCCACTCTCACTCCCACTCTCACTCCTACTCCCACATTGAGAACAAGCTTCAACATCTTAACACAATACTTGTTGCTTACAATGTAGCAACTGCATCATGTCAATAATGATAGTTGAGCTTTTCTTTTAGCATGTGATTTTTTTTGATGAAATCGCCTGATAGAGCTATTCATCTAGAAATAGACCCAGAAGATCTATAGCATCAAGCTGGGCACTTAGTTGATGAGCTAACTCCTCGTCATTTAGTTGACGAGCTAAGTCTTCATCAACTAGTTGTAGAGCAAATTTTGCATCTCCATCGATCTGATTCAGTCGACTATCCAGTTCAGACGACGATGGCTCTGCCTGTCGATGCTGTGAAACTGGTCGAGGGTGCTCAACCCGCCGAGGCAGTGGAACTTGTCCTGGCCGAGGCTGCGGAACTTGTCCTGACCAAGGCTGCGGAACTTGTCCCGACCAAGGCTGCGGAACTTGTCTCGGCAGAGGCAGTGGAACTTGTCTCGGCAGAGGCTGCTGAACTTGTCCTGGAACTGCTCGAGGCAGCGGAATCGATTGAGGCTGCATAGCCTGTCTTTCCTGAGCCATCTTCCGAGCTTGCTCCTTCCGATACTCTTCATTCTGCTCCTTAAGAGAAGCAGCACGCATCCTCATCACGAGATTATACTCGCTATCAGATAGCTGGTGGAGCTTGATCGGTTGCTTTTGTGGAGCTGCCATCGTCGTTGTTGCTCGCTTTTTCGCTATAAAATTATTTTTCTATTGGAACCAACAAACACTTAAAATTTCAATTTTTTTATTTTTAATATTTGATAATGCTTTCTTATAATAATGTAGCTATTTATAATTAAATAATTATAAATAATCTACTAATTATTAATGGATTATACATTAGTTTTAGAAGGTAAAAATGAATTTTATCCAAATTTAAATAATAAAACATATAACATTTTATTAGTTGATAATAAAAAAAAAATAAAATATATGATTGATTATTTTAAAAAATTTATAGAATTACAAAAAAAAAATACAAAAGAAAAATTTTATTTGAGTATGGATTTTGAATATAATCGTGTTAGTAAAACAAGTAGAGATATTGCTTTATTTCAAATTAATCTTGAAAATGATAGTAATATAGGTGTGATATTTGTATTTTATCCTCCAGAATTATCTAAATCAGACATGAATATTTTAATTAAATTAATTACTAATGAACAAATGATTAAAATAATTCATGGTGGTGAATCATTAGATATACCTTATTTATTCGACCAAGTTTTAAAAGATAAAAATTTAATTTATTCTTTTTGTAAAAATTTATTTGATACAAAATATTTATGCGAATATGCTCATATTGAAAAAAAGATGATTGGAAAATGTTCAATATATTATTTATTAGAAGAATATAAAATAGTTACACATCAAAAAATAGTTGATTTAGAATCAATTGAAGAAAAAACAGGTCCAATATATTTAATTGATATTGATATTCATAAAATGAATTTTGATATATTTAGATATTCTTTATATGATGTCTTATTTTTACCAAATTTAATTAAAAAATTTTTATCAAAATCACAAATATATACTAAATTAATTCCTGAAATTTCACAAATAATTTTTCAATATAAAAGAAATATACCATCTATTAATTTTTCATTTATTGAAATAAAAGAACTTGTAAATAAATTTAATATTCATTTTGTTAATATTTTAGATAAAAAAATTCAATTAGAACAAATTTATCAATATCATTGGTTAACTATTAGTGATAATGAATGGAATAATTTAACTCAAATTACCTATTTTAAAAATTTTTTTGAGACTTTATTTAAATATTTAGTTTATTATAATATTTCAAAAACACAAACTATCTATATTAAAAAAGAAAATAGAGCAAATGAAATTAGTTTAATTAATTTATCTGCTTATCCATATATTAATGAATTAATATTACGATTAAATAGTAAAATAATTAAATATTTATAAAAATTATATACTAAATCATTTGAAAAAAAATATATTATTGTAATTGTGTTAACAATTCTACAAATTACTAATAAATAATCTTTTTATTTGATAGATAAAATAATAAAAAACTAATTTTTAAATAAAAATTAGTTTTTTTGGTGCACCACATCAGCTTAATTGATGCACCTTTTTTTTGCGTATGCGTTTCCTTTAGCTGCACTCCATTACATCCCAGTTTACACACACACACTCCGCATATGTCATCCACATTGCTTGCGCCACCGTATGCAGCGATGGATGTGCGGAGGATACAAATGGTTTACTCACGAGCCGCCTTGAGGGTTGCACCCATTACCTCCCAGTTACCCACTCCGTATATGTCATCCACATTGCTTGCGCTGCTAGTTGGCTCGACATGCAGCGGTGGATGTGCGGAGGATACAGATGGTTTACTTACGCACCACCTTGAGAGTTGCAGCCACTACCGCCCAGTTACCCACACACACTCCGCATATGTAATCCACATTGCTTGCGCTGCTAGTTGGCTCGACATGCAGCGGTGGATGTGCGGAGGATACAGATGGTTTACTCACGAGGCGCCTTGAGAGTTGCAGCCACCTGATCGACCCACTGCTTGTGGGACGCGTAAAGGTTTTCGTACCGCTCGTCGGCTTCGTCTACGTCGAGCCAGGTCACATCAGCAGCGTCATCGCCGGCGTGTAGAGGCAGTAGCGCGCCCAACTCGGGGTCGCAATGGAAGTGGAACGCGGTCGTCTCCATCCACGCATTGTCCGTGTTGCGCGGGTCGTCGACGTAGCCGCGGTAGACGACTTGGCCGCTCGAAAAGAGGCGGGCGCTGAGCTGCTCGAAGCGCGCGTGCAGCACCGGATCTGCCAAGTGTTGGCCCGCCTCCTCGGCGAATTCACGCCGGACTGTCGCAGAGACTAACTCATCCTTGTCGACCATGCCGCCCGGCAGCGCCCACGCACCACAGTCCCTTCGCTTGATGGCGACCACTTGGAGGCGCCCACGGCTGCGTTGCCGCCAATGTTGCGCTGCGGCATGTGTTGCCGCAGACAGATCGGGCTCCTCTACTGGTTTGAAGCGCGTCACGATTGGATCGGCAGCATGGTTGGGTCCCCACTTGCCAAGCAGTCCGCGTTCGCACATGCCAGTGCGCCCGCGTGGGTTGCGCGGCAGTCCATCAGTGCCTATCTCGATGGGCCCTTCGAAGGATCGGCGAGCGGCCCACACGTCCGGTGCGAGCGCACCAAAGTCGACAGGGTCAGCCCAGCCACCCCGGATCACGTGTGAGTCGTTGGCCAGCACGGGTCCCGCTGTGAAATGCGTGGGCGCGTAGCCGGGTAGCGCGGCAGTGAATGGGACGGCGACGTCAGGCACAGGGAAACGTGGTGGGTACTGTGGGTTGGCTTGCGAACGGGCAGCGGTATGATATGGCCCTTTTAGCTTCTTTGAGATGGATCGCAATTCGCATGAAAACGACATGTTGTACGCTGCTTGTTGTTTTTGCATACAAATTTTTTTTAATGGAACTAGTAAACATTTAAATTTTCAATTTTTTTATAAAACTTTCTTATACACTTAAGCACCTAAAAAATTATTATTTATAATTAAGTAATTATAAAATAATCTACTAAGGTAAAGATGAATTTTATCCAAATTTAAATAAAAAAATTAAATTATATCATTGGTTAACTATTAGTGCATCATGAATTGAATAATTTAACTTAAATTACTTATATTAAAAAAAAAATACAACAAATAAAATTAGTTTAATTAATTTATCTGCTTATCCATATATTAATGAACTAATATTACGATTAAATAATAAAATTTAATAGTAAATTCTAAAAACTAAATCATTTAAAGGAAAATAAATTATATAATTTAATGTCTTCAATAAACGTAAACTCTACCGAAACTACTAAAAAAGAAAATAAATTAACAGAAGAAACTATGGATAAAATAGTTAGAAAACCAGGTCGTACTCTTTTAGTATCACCTACAAATCAATCATCTAAAAATAAAACTATTTTAAGCAAATTAACTGGTCTTACTACAAATCATTCTACTGAAAATGGTTCTTTCTTTTTAACATTTGATACTATTCAAAATGCACTTGATAGTTTTTCTTATCTTCGAGAAAATCATCCAGAATTTCGTGTTAAATTTGCTAGATATCAAATTTTCTTTACTATATCAGGTCTTGAAAATTCATCTGATTATGGTCTTGTTAAACAAGATATTACAAATTTTGTAGAAAAAGAAGCTGGTGCACATATTTTATATTTTAAACTTTATCGTAAAGGAGATAAATATCTTGGTTGTGGTGATTTTACTATTGATACTAAAGATGCAATGGACAAATTACTTAAAAAAGATAGTTCTATCAAGAATTTTACTATTGGTGAATTTTCTGGATCTTTCTATCGTTATAATAAAACTAAACAAAATCAAAATAACGAAGATTTTGAACATAATTAAAAAATTAATTTATATAATATAATAATGAATAATAATTATATTATATATTTACTTTATAATACAAATTCAACTTGTACATATGTTGGTATAACTAATAATCCCAATAGACGAATTAGACAACATAATGGTAATTTAGTAGGTGGTGCAAAATATACTAAATTAAAAAAAGGTGATGGTGAATGGAAATATTTTGGTTGGATTCAATCTAAAGAAGATAATATTTTAGAAAAAAATCTTGCTTTATCTCTTGAAAAAAAAATTCAAATCTATTCAAGAAAAACAAAAGGTAAAACTCCCATTGAACGAAGAATAAATACAATCAATAAATTATTAGAAGAAAATAATTTATTAAGTTTTAACATATTAACCAGTAATTATTTAATAGATGCGAAATTTCTATCAATATCATAATTTCTTTGAGGTGGTGTTATTACACCAATCATACTAAATATACGATTACCCATCATTTGTGAATCTAATTTTTCTTTTTTATTTAAATTTTTATTTTCTTCTATTTCTTTCTTATTTATATTTTTTTTTTCTTCTATTTCTTGAAAAATAATACTATCATATTTTTTTCTTAATTCATTATTACTAAATATAAATTTTGCTTTTTTTAATTTTTTAATATCTACTTTTTGATTTTCATTTAAAAAAGGTAAATTAAAATATTTTTTTATTTTATTTTTATATGCGTCATTAATTTCTTTTTCTGTAGCATCATATTTTACTTCTAAAATTTGATAATAATTAATTACTTCCATTATAAACTTATATGTAATTTAACTATATTAAACTAATTAATATAAAAAAAATTAAAAAATTGATATATTTAATAATTCATTATAAGGAATTATATTCTTAATTAATATAATGTTATCAAACACTAATATTACACAAATTAAAAATATATTTAATAAAATAGAACCAAATGATGAATTTGAAATTATGTTTAATAACTATAAACCAAATAATAAATTATCTTTACTAAAATTTAACGATGCTTTAAAATATATAATATGGCGAAGTGATAAAGATAAATTAGAAATAGTTAGAGAAACTACATTAGATATTAGTTATACATATGAAAATCAAAAAGTTTATAGAATTAGTATTAAAGGAAATGAAACAATTAATAATATCTTAAATATTGTACATCAAAGAAAAAATCATATTATTTTTTCTATTTTAGTTACTCAGTTTCTTAAAGATGAAAATTTTATTTTTATGAATAAAATGAAAGATAATAAAAATTATATTGATATAGATGAATATGATATTAGATTTAGAAAATCAGTAGAAGATAAAATTGATTCTAAAAAATTAAAAGAATTATCTAATGTTCCAATTAATGATTCTGATAAAATTTTTTATAGATATAAACAAAGAGTAAGTTTAAAAGTTTTAGATAATAAAGATGAAAAAATGCAAATAGACCTAACAATAATTAAACAATCAAATAATCCAAATGATTTACAAACATCACCTAAATCCTATGAACTTGAAATTGAGTTTATGGGTAAACCATCCGAAAAAGTATTTAATTTGTTAATTAAAGAAGTGCAAATGTTAAAACAATTATTAGAAGGAACAAATGATTTAATTACAAAAGAAGAAAGTAAAAATATTATTGAAAAATACAAAAAATTAACTTATGGTTCATCTGTTGAATTTAGAACAAATTTATTTTCTATGCAACCTATTTCTGCTGATGTGCAACATGTAATAGATAAAATTCCAAATAGATATAGTGTTACAGATAAAGCAGATGGTGAAAAATACCAAATGTTAATTCATGATGAAAATGTCTATTTAATTTCTAATAATTTAAATGTAAAAAAAATAGGTAAAAAAATTAAAGGTTTTAATGATACAATAATTGAAGGTGAATTAATTCATTTGGTATCAAAAAGAAAATACTTATTTATGGGGTTTGATTGTTTAGTTTTTAAAGGTAATGATTTAAAAAATAATCCAGAACTTCAAGTTAGATTAAAAGCAGTTGAAGAAACATTAGAAAAATTACAAAGTAATTTATATATTTCAAAACCATTTTCTGGTAAATTTAATATAGATAAACAAGAAAAATATTATAGTAAAGAAATTGAAAATTTCTATGAAAATTTAAATAAATTAATTGATAATGTCGGAGAATCAGAATATATATTTCATCCTAAAATGTTTATTTTTCCAACTGGTGGTGCAAATAGTGAAGTATATTTATATGCTTATTTAATTTGGTTTGCTTGTACTAATTCAACTAAAACAAATTGTCCATATTTACTAGATGGTATTATTTTTACAGCTATCGATCAAAAATATACACGCGATAAAAGAGAACAAAAATATCCTATTTATAAATTTAAACCACCTGAAACTAATTCTATTGATATCTATATAAATTTTCAAAGAAATCCAGAAACAAGAGGTTATTTAGAAATATACGATAACTCATTACAAATTAAATCGGGTTCAAATAGTAGCACAGAACAAGTATATCGCATTGCTAATTTTTATGTTGGTGATTTAATTGGTAATAAAGAAGTACCAATACCTTTTATGAAAGAAGAAAATAATCACGAAGCATTTTTTCCCCTTGTTCGTGATGAAGTTCGTGATGTTGAAGGAAACTTTATTCAAGACAATACAGTAGTTGAAGTTACTTATACAAATAACTTAAATATTCCTCATCAATATAGATGGTCTATTTTAAGAACAAGATGGGATAAAACAGAAAGTGTATTAAGAGACCAAAAAAAATATGGTAATTATAAAGATATTGCTATTAAAACTTGGAAATCCATGAGAGAAGCAGTAACTATAAATGAAATTAAAAAATTAGCTAATCTAGATACTTATGGAACACAACTAAAAATTTTACAAGGTAGAATTGACTCTTCAGTTATTACATCAGATAGAGCTCAAGATAAATATTATCAAAATATTAGTAACTTGTGTAAATCAATGAGATCATTTCAAAACTGGATTAAATCTATTTTAATATATACTTATTGTCAACCTTTTAGTAGAACTAAAGGAGACAAATTAATGAAAGCATCTATTTTAGATATTGGTTGTGGTAGAGGTGGTGATATTCAAAAAATGTATCACGCGCGTGTTGGTGATTATGTTGGTATTGACCCAGATTATGAAGGCTTATTTGCAGCTACAGATAGTGCGGTTAGTCGTTATAATTTTATGAAATCTAAATTTCCTGATTATGGTAAAATGATTTTTATACAAGCTGATGGTTCATTACCATTAAAAGTAGATGTACAATCTAAACGGTTAAATAATATGTCTCAAGATAATAAAAATAATATCATTAAATACTTTGATAGTAAAAGAAAATTTGATATCATTACAAGTATGTTTGCTATTCATTATTTATTCAATTCACAAGAATCTATAGATAATCTAATTAATAATATTAAATTATATTTAAATATTGGTGGTTTTATAGTTTTTACATTATTTGATGCAGGAAGAGTAAGTAATTTACTTGGTGATAAAGATGTATATACGTCTTATTATACTGACGAAAATGGTGAAAAACAAAAATTATTTGAAATTATTAAAAAGTTTCAAGGAGCTGTTAAAGATGAACCAGGACAAAGTATTGATGTAAATATGAGATGGATTTCTGATGTATATTATACAGAAAATTTAATTACATCAAAATTAATGATAAAGAGTATGGAAAAAGCAGGTTGTAAATTAGTAGATTCAGATTTATTTGCTAATTTATACCAAATTAATAAAGGTTGGTTTCAAAATGTTATAACTCATGAAGAAAATGTTAAAAATAAAGAATTTTATGCAGATGTAGCTAAATTTTATGATGAATTAAAAGGGGCTGATAAAGAAGGTAAGACATTTTCTTTCTTAAATAGATATTATATTTTTCAAAAGATACAATAAAAATTGAGATTATTTTAATTTGTTTATATTATTTTATAATTAATGG